GCCCTGGGTGATCGGATTCACCTTATGTGAGATAAACGAGCTGAAAGCAACCACTTCACCCGCCTTCGGACGCGTACAACTCTCCTCTTCGCTGGATCGAAAGCATATATCGCCGCCCTCATAATCGTCATTCAGCAGCAAGCTCATGCTGATCTTGCGTAGAGCTGCTGTTCCCTTTGGCCCAATGTCAATGTGGTATCTATATCCATTGGATGGCGCCTTATAGTGGATAATCTGGGCCCTTTCGATGCCAGATATGTCGTATTTGAAGTATTTATTGGCAGAAACAGCGATTTTATTCAAAATATCGTACAAACGGACCTGTTTTTCATCAATCGGGTAGATCTCAGCGTCCCGGATCGACGTTTTTTCCACTTTTTCACCCTGGGTATGGATCCTACCGGGCTCTTTTTCTGCATCAACCAGGTAATTCATAAAAGAATCGACGTGATCCTGGCCAACATCGAGGCCTGTGACTCCGTGATTAGGTAGATTCTCTGAGCTCATAGTCTTTCCAGTTGGTTTTCAGTGTTTCCAGCCAATCATCCATCGACATGACACAGATCTTGTCGTTTTCATGCGGCCAGTCCAGGTTAATTGCATACAAAGGCACACACACTCGGATCGGTCTGCGGTTGTATTTGAAGATCAATACCGGGATCTTATCGCCGGAGCTGTCACACACTTGATCCCACCAGGCGGATTTAATCCAGTCGCCTTCTTTGTAGAATTTACATTCAACTGCATGAAAGGGAATGTTTAGATCGCATAAATCTTTTTGCTGGTATTGATCCAGGTTCCTTTTTGTCTCGTAATCGATTCCGTTGTCGACAAAGAAACCATTGAGAATTTTGGCTATATCTCGTTCAAATTTGGCGCCTTTGTTTCTCGAGTTGATCGGCATTAAACGAGTTTATAAAAGTTAATACAAAATTACAAATCTAAGGAATCATTTTGTGCAGCTGCCATTTCTTGATCTTGGGCCAACAACATTGCACCAGCCACAGGTATTGCAACACCATATTTTTTAGAGATATCGATTACTCTGTCGTCAAAAATAACATAGTTACTGGTTTGGTCACCGACTTCCGAATACCGACTAAATTCATCCAGGTATTTATTTCCTTTAATACCAACTGAATCTAATAACTCAGATGTTTTTTTAGCACCGATAAGCCCCTTCAACTCTCCTGTTAGACTGGCTCCACTGAAAGGTAACGGATTAGGAACAGATCTTTTTATAGCTTTTAATTCTTTTATGTAGTCACCAATGGTTTCTAGGCCTTCTAAAAAATCACTTTTTACAAATCCTTCATCAAGATTCAAACTTGAAATGGGTATTTCAAAAAGGTCATCAATTTTTTTCTTTACAGCTTTGTTTTGCTCGTTGAGCGGTTTATCAAGATCAAGCAATTCATCTGGCGTTACTTTTAGTTTGACTTCATAAAGTTTTCCCGTGTCTTTTATTTTAATTTTGTCTATATTTTCTTCCAATAATGCAAGCTCGTCGGCATAACGCATTTTTTCATCAATCGTTCCGAAATCTTCTGCTCTTTTATAAGTTTCTTTTACTTCACCTAGCCATTTTCCAGTATCTTTGCCTGTTCTGTTTATTCTTTCAAAAAGATAAGTGTCAAAATATTCATTGCCTGTCGTGCCAACATATTCGTTGCCGATCCAAACTGGCTTTCCATCGTATTCAATGACAGCGCCCAATGCTTCTTTGTAGTTTTTTCCTACTTCATCTGCTTCTGCAAAATATAAACCACGGCCAAATGCTTGCACTCCTTCACCTGTGCCGATTTTTCCAATATCAAACTTATCGAAATCAGCAGCGGTTCCATGATAAGCAGTAATATAGTCCTCGCTTTCTGGTAAAGATGATAAGCCTTTCGCTTTTGCACCTTTGCTGGCCTTGCCTACAGCTCCGATCCCTTTGAGAGCTGTTCCAGCAATCGCTCCGTATGGTCCTGTGAGCGGAATTGAGGCATAAGCAGCATCTCCCAGGACACCAGCTGACTGCAAAATTGCATCCAGGTATTGTTTGTTGGCAATGTTTTCAACAAAGCTCGGCATTTGCTCGGTAGGAATCATTTGTTCTTCGGTTGGCATCTCTGGATAGAAACCAAGATAGTCTGAGATCCCGGAGCTGGGTGCCATCAATCCAGCCATCCAAGCAGCTTGAGCTGGCAAAGCGCCTACGCCTTCGCGATATGCTTGTGCTTCCTCCTGGCTGCGGAAGGGTTGAATTGAAAACTCACTGACCATGTAAGAAATTTAACACAAAATGAGCTCAGATAAAATTTTGTCGTAAGGAATCATTTTTTTTGGTGATTCAATGTATCTAACTTAGTTATATTTACCATCGCCATGGCCAGCGCCAAATATGGGGTGGTGGGGCCCCAGGAAAAACCAGGCCCTAGGAAAAAACGGATCCTAGGGACTCCAAGCCCCGCAGCCAAAGGGCTGCGACACCGCAGCGGACATGCTGCGAGCTGGCAGCGGATCGGCTGCCGTTACTGTTGTGCTCACAGTTTGCACATAGTTGCATATAAATATTAGAGCTTGCAATAGGAAAAAAGTCAATAATATCAAGGACTTAGGGCATTTTTTGTAAAAAAACAAAAAAATCTGAGCTCATCTACGGGAGAGGGCCATAACGAAGTTTATTCTTTACTTATCCTTGTCAGAGTAAGTCGACGTATCAGATCCGAGCAGCTGGCCCAATCTTTCCTTGATTTGATCCCTGGACATCTTCTCCAGGTTGGCGTTGATGTTGATGTTCTGCGACCGATTGATTGACAGTCCGCCGAGTTGGTTCAGCTCTTTGATCGCTGAAACCGCAGCATTAAATTGTCCATTATCGTAAGCACTTTCCATGATCTTCCACAGCATCGTCCCGGTCTTTTGTGGTGTGATCGCATACTTCTCTCGCAGCTCATCCTGTTTGATCCGGATGGCCTTAACCACATTCGGATAATCCTTGCCGTTTAGCATTTTATTGGCAGCTTGACTCGGGAACTCGTAGCCAGCTTTCCTGGCCGCCTCGGTCATACCGCATGCACCTTCGGTGTAATGCCAGACAAAGCTGACTTGCATCTCGGTCAACTTATGCTCCTCATCCTTCTCGAATTGAAGCGGTGCATTAACCATTGGTTTCTTGGGCTTTCTCTTTGGCATAATTTAATCTTACCTCATTTTAACTTTTGGATCAGTGCATAGAGGGTAGTGTATAGCCACTTCTAAATACCCGCTGTGTAACCCATAAGAATACAGTCTTATAACCACTTAATACTAATATCTTTATATATATATACACTATACACTAATAAGACCTCTAAACCGCATAGATAAAGGCTTTCAGCATACCCTTTACTATACCCTCTGCTCTACCCTTCTTATGCTAACCATTGCTTTAAATGGCTAATCATTGCTAAAGATTGCATACAGCAATATACACAGCAAGACCACCGATGCCACCAATATCAGTGTACCTAACCCTGTCAACAGTGCATCAATCATTCCAATTACTCCCGGATCCGCTCGATGTTCCATCGTCAACAGCGGTGTAATCGAGATCATATATCTTCTTCCCATTTGATCTGCGCGGCTCGATGCCTCTCTCGTGTAACACACGATTCGCTTCTTTGAAGTCTGGCATCCTCGGGGCCTTAATGCCCAAATCGCGCAACAGCTTCGTCATCTGCACAGGCTTGGTATATGTGCTGCCAAAGTTGATGTTCTCTAGGATCAGATCCTCGACGCTCGATTGTGTTCGATACGCCTCATTGCTGTCTTGTAACAGCTCCCGCTCGTCCGGTGATAGAAACCAATTCTTCTGGCCTTGCACATACATAGTCTCTTTGACCTGGGCCCAGAGCTGCTGCATGTTGACACCATGATTCACATTGATGTCTTTGACCGCGAGTACCCAGAATCTTCGATTCCCCGACGTGTCCGTCAAAAACTCGCGAGCATTGACCGATGCATAGAACGCCGTGCGGCGCTGATACGTTGTGAAGGCTCGGTCATACGGCAATCTCAGCTCATCCGTCTTCGCCGTGACAAATGCTTTCAGCTGGTCGATGTCCGACTTCTTAAAGGTCGACTCGATCTCGCCTAACTCCACAATCCAATGACTCACGGCTCGCTTCACAGAGTCCTTGTCAGAAGGGTTAAGCGTCGCACCCTCTAAGAGCCAGCCATTATTGTAATTGCAAAGGCGCTTGAACCATAAGGTTTTACCGAGTCCTTGAGCGCCCTGGAGGACCAGGATGCCTTCGAGCTCTACGCCATTCTTTTCACATGCTGCGGCCACACAGCTGATTAACCACTTTTTCAGCAGCATTTCTTTCAGCTGCGCCGACTCTTCTGTGACCAGCGAATCCATAAAGGCTTGCAGTCGGTCGGTCCCGTCCCAGGGTTCGCTCTCGATCCATTCCCGGACCGGGTTGTATTCTCTGGCCAAGACCTTGAGATAATCTCTGACCTTTGTGTGTGGGATGCCCATGTTGATGCAACGATCTTCGATCTCAATGAGACTGGCTTCCTCATACATATCGGCAATAAACTCCATGTTCGGTATGTCAATCTCCATCTTCTTCTTAATCACGTTGTATCGCACATCGACGCCGTGTGTAATCAATACGCCATTGATGTTGTCTTTGGTGTTTAAATATCTGCCGTTTGCATTGCGGTTGAAATCGTATTCAACAGGAACGTCGATCTTCTGCAAGACCACCTCGCCTTCGACGACTTCAACTTCGTTCTTATGGTCGTTGTAATCGCCTTGGCTTTCCGGCATCTGGATCTCGGCGTAACCGCCATTCTTTTGGATAAAGGCTGCCGCCTTCTTCGCTTCCTTCTCGCCTGTTTTACTATCATCGTTATCGGCCACGAATATGTGTTTGTGCTTCGGAAAATACTGATACATGACCTCTGCGACCTTGATTAAGTTGTAAGCGTCAAATGCGACGACGACAGGCTGTGAGCGGTCAGCATATATGGATGCGGCCGTGGCATAGCCTTCGGCATAATTCAAGCTGTCGCTTGTTTTAAAGATCTCACGGCCAAGAAGAAAAAAGCTGCCGCTTTTTTTGGAACCAGTAAGGAAACGCTTTGAGCCATCGGCTGCGATAAACTGTAGACCAACGATAGAGCCTTGATTGTCTTTAAGCGGGATCACCAGGTTATCGTGTTTGTCTTTCTTTAAACCATAGGACAAGACTTGCTTCTTCTCCAGGTACGGATGTTTAATCACGTCCTCGCATTGGTCCCAAATCGACTGCGATCGCTTCGCGGCCTGTGAATATTTCTCAGCGGATTTGACCTCGGCTTGTTTTTGTAAAGCTGCGATCTCGGCTTTCTGAGCTGGCGTCATACGATAGCGCTCACTGTTCTCTGGTTTCCAAGTCGCTGTGGGTTGGTCGGCACTGACTCTGTAATCGCCTAAACGTCCAAATGGAGAGGACTGATCGAGCCATGCTTGATACCAACCCACGAGCTTCCTCTGGTTGCCAATGTTGATGTACGCTCTACCCACTGAGCCATCGGTAACCAGTCCCTTCTTGGGATCGGGTTCATAGCCATTGCTGGCCAGGAAATCGCTGAATTGTGTTATGTAATCCCCGGTAAATGGGGCGCTGAAATTTTTGGGTTTAGGTCCTTTTATCTTTAATGACATCAATCATCCTTATTTTCTTTTACTATTGTTTTGACATGCTAGGGGTTATAGGATAATATCCAAGTTTATTAAATTTTGCAAATACATAAGGTAGGAGATTTATTATGAGCTTAACAATCAGCGGCGAAAGCGGCGGTGGGGACTTCCCCAAACTGGAACCAGGTATCTATCACGGCACATGCTACAGCATCATAGATCTGGGTGAATCAGACCAAGAATACAAAGGCGTGGTCAGCAAGAAAAAGAGAATACATCTCGGATTTGAGATCACTGAGGCAGTCGATCCCTCAACCAATACAGTAATGATGGAAGACGGCAGACCATTTGGTGCATTTAAAACTTACACTGCATCTACATCTGAGCTTTCGACTTTAAGAAAACACGTTGAGAGCTGGCGCGGTAAAAGCTATACAGATGAGGAAGTAGAATCATTCGATATTACTCAAATGATTGGCTGCACAGTTAAGATCGAAATTGGTTTAACAAAAAAGAGTGATTTCGGTGAGGGCGGTAATCCAAAAATCGTAGCACTCAGAGAACCGAGAGATGGCATCAAGAAGGTAGAAACACACAATGACATAGTGCTTTTTGATATCGACGATTACTGTGACGAGTTTACTGGCAATTCCAGTCCGAAAAGCAAGGCCATGTGTGATGTCTTTGAATCTTTGGCTGATTGGCATAAGAGTGACATTGAAGCAAGTTATCAATGGATGGCCGCAAAACAAAAGTTTGAGGACACACCTGTTGAAAAACTTATGGAAGAAATGCCGCCAGAAGAAACGAACAACAAAGACGACTTCGAAGACGACAAAATTCCTTTTTAATCGATCCCGGTGGGTGGTTTTCTCCTAGATGTCTCACAGCACTTGAAAATTCCACCCACCACCCCAAATGGCATTGGGTGGGCACCCTAAATGTTTAAACTTTATTCATGTTTGTATCAGCTCACCCAATGACCAAGGAAATAAAAATGATAGATAAAATCAATCCAGATCATTACAAAAAAGCACCACTGGAAAGCATCGAATACATCGAGCACCAGCTGGGCCCAAATTTTAAATATTACCTGGTTGGAACGATCTACAAGTACCTTCATCGCTGGGAGTATAAAGACGAACCATTAACGGACCTCAAGAAAGCACGTTGGTACCTGGATAAATTAATTCAACAGGTACAAGAAAAAGAACCATGGAAAAGTAAGAAGTTATGAAAAATTTATACGAAAAAATAATCGTACCTTTATTACAAATACTTTTTTGGAATAAAGAAGAAGGCGAAAATGCAGAGCAGAATAAAATTAACAAAGAGCTTAGAAAAGGTGGATATCCTCCATACAACGATTTAGATAGAAGATGGTGGATGAAGTGAGCAATCAAATAGAATACGAAGTTTACTCTTTACCCGCAGCTCTTATGATGCAACACAATATGTCACAAGAGGTAGTGGCAAATCTCAATAATTACCTGGACGTTTTAAGATCCGACAAACACAAAGAATCAGCCTCCAAATTTTTGGTGGGCCAGATTCACCAGGGCGAACAACTCAGTATGGATTACATGGATAATCTACTGGCACCTTTCGTTAGCATTGTTGAGAGTCTGGGCATGGCTTATCTAAGACATTTCGTCGAGTACACAAAATCTCCCTTGAAACCGAAGAAAATAAGTATAGATAAGCTGTGGTCAGTCCACAGTTATGAGGGTGATTACAACCCTATTCACGATCATTTAACAGCGTCGAATATGGGCATTTCATTTACCACCTGGACCAAAGTGCCAGACCAAATATTAAAACCAGACGAAGAAGACAGTCTGAGATATGAGCTGTACGAAAATTCTGGCGCCATAGACGGCTTTATAAATTTTACCTATGGTTTGAATCAAACCGGGGATCCAGAGAGTCTAAGGCCCTCTCAGTCGCGCTATGTAAAACCAGAACCCGGTAAGTTATTGATGTTTCCGTCCTGGATGCAGCATTGTGTTTATCCTTTCTTTGGTGAAGGCGAGCGCAGAACAGTGGCCGGGAATTTGAATTGTTTTGATTTAACCAGGGAAGAATTAGAGGAGATAGAGAATGAAAGAGTTTAAAATAGGAATGTATGACGATATCCCATACGAACAGTATGCAGAGATCCCAGCTTTTAGATCTCACGATCTAACCTCGGTCATTAAATGCCCGTTCAGCTGGCAGAATAAAAAAGAAATGGTGCAAACACCAGCTCTCTTGGAGGGCCGAGTGCAGCACACAGTTTTCCTGGAGCATCACAAATTCGACGAAGAGTTTGTCATTCAACCAAAAATTGATCGACGAACCAAAGCGGGCCGCGAGGAATACGAAGACTTCATGGCAAGTGTAGGCAATCGCACTCCAATCACCCAGGATCTATATGACACCTGTATGGAACGTCGTGAAGTAGTGAAACACTACATACCCAAAGACACTGACAAAGTAGAACACACCCTAGTCTTTGAGTGGCACGGCCACCCTTTCAAATGTCGTATGGACTGGTATGACAACGAGTATGTATGGGACCTTAAAACTTGCCGCGACGCTTCGCCTCGTGGCTTTATAAGAGCGATTAATATGTTCAACTATCACATGCAAGCGGCAATATATGTCGATGCCTGTAGGGCTCTGGGATTGACTGCAAAAGGATTCAACTTCCTGGCCCAAGAAAAACAACACCCATATCCTTATGTTGTTTACACCTTATCCGACGAGGCCCTGGTCTATGCTCAAAAAAGAAATGAGCAAGCCTTGAGTTTATTGCTGAGATGCAAAGATGGTGAAGATTTCAAACCATACAACATCGAAGGAATCCAGACAGTAGAGCTCGGAGATCTATACTAAAAAAAGGGAGCTCAGTGAGCTCCCTTTCTCCCCTCTGGCTTCGAGTTACACTCTGATGCCAGCCTCTCTAATATCATGTAAACACTCAGAAAGATCTGACATAAAGCCTTTGAAAAGATCAAACGGATGATTTGATGTCAACCAGGAGTGGAGCTCCTCAGTTTTATCCATGCCAGATTCATCAAAGTAGAAATCACCCCAATGTCCATCATCGTTCCAACCAAGCAAACAACTCGGCAGAGCTCCTGTGCTTTTGGGATTGTCAAAAAACTTGATGATTCGCATGTGCCTTATGCCGTTGTCGTCCGAAAAGCAAATGTAATCGTCATGGTTTCCGGATATTGCAAAAGGAATCCTCAACATATTTTTGCCATAAAGAGATTTTATATATTCAATCATCACTCACCCTCCTCTATTTCAAAATTGCAAGAATCATAAGGAGTCATCATCAACCCAACTTCTTCAAAGTTTTTATAGATAATGGTTTCCCACTCATAAATTGGATAATCCGCATAACATGGATTTAAAAGATCGTAAAGAATACCGCCTTCACAAATGAAACTAAATTTGTCGTTGTGTTCATACTCTGGAACCCAAGCAACAGCCTCATCATCCCACCCTCTCTTTATCTCAAAAGCATCAGCATCATTCTTTTTAACTCTAATGTAGCCATCCTTTTCATAGATAGTGTAGTCACCAAAATCGTAAAAATCTTTCAAAGTTTTGAGCAACACTTTCTTGATTTTTGGTCTAAGGTCTTTCATATTTTTCTCCCGTTTTGTTGTTATTTATATGTCTCACATAACTAATGTATCGTAAGTTGCAACTATATGCAACTATTTATTTACAATAATAACAACTTTTTTTAGGACAGATTTTCGTACAAATTGACCAGTCTTTGATGGTCGTGCAGCCAAAAAACCAACAAGTATCTATCACCCGTTCCGACGGGCAATCCTTTGTGGAGGTTGGTGAAACTTGGAAAGAAAAGCGCGTGGCCCGTTGGCAACGGACTGATCTCACCATAGTTGTGAAATGCGGTTCCACCGCCTTCATACTTACCAGTATTGAGCGGCACAACCACTGAGATATCCGCGCTCTCGTCGTGGTGCCAGGCACCTTGGCGTTTATCTTTCAGATTGTAATTGGCGATTTGGATGGTTGATGGATCTTTGCAATCTCTTTGCCAGACCGCATTGAATATAGGATTCAAAACAGTTTGGACCACAAACCACATACTCCGATAGAGCTCCGGGACCTGTTCTCGCAGAATAATCTCTGGGATTTGGCGCAGCTCATCTTCTTCATCGTTGGCTGCAAACGAGACTTCTTTCTTCATCATCTCGATTTCTTTCAGCAGCAACTTACAAAACTTTCTGCGGAACAACGGAACCCGGTAGATCTCCGGGTGTATTTTCTTTATGACTTTATGCACCGGAGTCTTTCCCATTGACTCTAAACCCTGGGCACCTTTAAATTTTGCAATCTGTGGCAAAGTGTCCTGGACAGCATTGTATGTCGTGTGATTAACCATCCAATGAGACTGCATACTGAGCAAATAATTTTTTACCTGGTACATGGCCCAATAGTATAACAAATAAAAAAGAATAATCATTTGTATCTTTGTATTAAAAGTTATAGAATCTCACTACATGATTACAGGATCTAACAATATGGAAAACAGAAAAGAAGGAAAAGAAATTAGGAAAAGTCTAGCGGTGGATCCGGCCACTTACGATCTTTTGCAATCAATCTGTGATATGGAGCAGAGATCTAAGATAAACCAGCTCAAAGTTTTGATTCAAAGAGAACACAAGCGGCTGTCGAATTTACCCGAAAATGAATTTGTTTAAAAAAGTGGCAGACATGCCGAAAAAAACGAAATCCGTTCCTCAATCTTACAAGCCTGTGCTCGAGGCCCAGGAAGTCATTGATTTGTTCAGTAGACTGACACTGCACCAACAAGCAGCGCTTATGAGGCTCATATCGCGCAATTTAGAGGTTGTTGTGGGTGAGGATAGGTATATGGGTTATGAGCTTGATTATGAGGTTGTAGGCGCAATTATTCGCGCTTCTGAATCCCTAGACTAAACCCTTTTCTTGCGAGCTGTTCTGGTTCGAGCGAAAGATCTATTCTTGCTTTTAGACATAGAGCGTAAATTTCCATTTTTATTATTTAAAGGATTTCCGTCGCGGTGGTGAATGTCTTTGCCATCGCCTTTTTTGGCTTTGCCCATCTTGACTGCCAGTCTCCTGGCCTTGTTTCTGGAGGATCTTTTTTTAATCTGCTCTGGCCGCGAGTGATAGTTTTTGTATTCTTTGGCGTAATCTCGGGCCATCAAATCAAACCAGCTATACCGCCAGGCGTTTGCCGCATTGCGATCTCACGATCTTTCTCATCCGGAAGGATGGTCGGCGACATGGCCAGACTTGCATCACTTACTGTCGGCACGTCAAAAGATTGTATGTCGTCTACCAAGACATCTACATTTTGGTTTTGAGCGCCAATGAGCTTATCGCTCACCTCTCTATTTGAAACTCCACGAAAAGATAATTCGTTTGCAACCTCTGGCGCTTGATCTATTACATTTTTAGCATCTTGTTCTGGGTTTGGTTCAGCCAACTCACCAATATGTCCAGCTGCGATGGCTTGTACTTGATCCCTAATTTCTGGTTCCAACTCATATATTTGAACCAATCTTCTGACATGTTGGCCTAAACTATTAGGATCATAAGCAGCTTTTTCAATGCCTTCGCCTAACCAATCAACGAATCTTGGAGTCGTCATTAGTTTTGCCATACCTGGTGCAGCTGCAATCGATAAAAAACCAGCGTCATAAAAAGCGCCTCCTTTACCAACTGCCTCTACTGCCATACCAATCGCACTAGGACTAAACATACCCATAGCGCCATACAACCTAGCTGTGCCGGAAGGATTTGACATGGCTTCTGCATCTTTCGCAATTCTTTCTAACACCTCTGTGAAGCTGTTTAATGAGGTAAACAACTCCTTATCACCGCCAAATAAAACTTGTTTCGCCTCTTCGGAAAGTTTATTGTAATTAGTTATAAAAGTTTGAGGCGAATAATTACTTTCAGCTAAAACTTCTGTGGCATCAATAGCTCCTTCTTTTATTGTAGTTGCCCCACGTCTTGCATAGGTAGGTAAACCAAGTTCACCAATCATGTGCCCGGACAAAATTTCCCATTCTTCTGGTGAAAACTCATCTTTTAATTTTTGTAACCTCATGCCGCCTTTTCCTTTTTTTGACAAAGCAAAATCCAAAGCGTCCGTTGCATCCTTTTTACCTTTGTTTATCACTTCTCTAACAAATGCAATATTTCCAGCACCAGGTTTCAGCTTTTCACGAGTAAAATTGTTTGCAGCTTTGTATGCTTCTTGTGCTTCTGGGCCAGCTTTTTTTACGATCTCATCCAATTCTTGTGTAATAATTCCATATAATTCATCGAGTTTTCTATCAGCTCCAGTCATGGCACCTCGATATTTCGGATCAGCTAAATCAGCGCCCAAGCTCGACCTAAAATCTCTCAAAACACTATATGTAAGTTTGCCCTCTGCTTTATCCTTCAAAAGATTTGCCGCTGCTTCCATCGCTGGAGCATAAGTTTTTTTGAGAGCATTGGTTTCGGCACTAGCAATATACCTGTTTACAAATCCGCTTATCGCAACCCCATTGGATTTCATCGAAGGATCAATGAAATCATCCACCGCACGATACAAAATATCTTGTTCTGCAATAAACCTTTTATTTGCTGCACTTGCAGCTTCTAACAACTCTTCACTGGCTTGCTGATATGTCCTTGCTCCTCCATAACGATAAGTCAAAGTAGCTGCGAATCGCGTAATTTCATCAAGGGTTTGGCGAGCGTTATCTTGCATAATTTTTGTGCTCATAGGCATCGCTGCTAATGCTTTTTCAGTCATTTGTATGAGTGGGTTTGCTGTTACTTGACCAGCTGTAGGGTTGGTAATCCCAACATCTTCCATCATTTTAACAGCTTCATTCGCCGCTGGCCCGTTGACATTGTTGTCATACCTAGCTTTACCACCAACAAAACCTTTTATGCCTCTAAAAACTTTGTTGACGATTGGCCCAAATGCAGCGTTTATTGTTCCAGTTGTGCCAAAATCAAGTAATTGTTGCATGCCTGTTCTTTCATCTACAGTCTCGCCTAAAAAATCTAAAGCAGAGATGTAAGCCTCTCTTGCAGTTGCAGATCCCAAGCCTTCCCCAGCTATTATGCCAGCAGCGATACCTGGAGGTCCGCCAGGAGCTCCTAGAATACCACCACCGATTGCGCCACCAATCGCACCACCTGTTTCTGCTATCTCTGGTCCTACGTCTGCTAGATCTCGTAAAGAAAAAGGGATCGGCATGCCAAACAAACGATTATATTCATCAAACAAAGTTAATTTTCCGGTTTCTGGATCAGTATATACGAAATTACCATTGCCAAATCTTTGTGCCCCATATATAGGATCAAACGATTCAACCATTTCCGCATCTGGGTAAAACTGCCTCAAAGTTGCCAATTTGTCAGCTGGTCTTTGTGCTGCACCAACAGCCATCCTCACATTCCCTGGTGCTCCTGTAAATGTATCAACAGAATCAAGTTTTGCCTTCTGTATTGCTTCTTCTATCATTTGATCTTCCGCACTACCTGGATTCCTAGACGGCAAAGCCATGTCCAGTAGTGTGTTTGGATCCAAATTTTCTAAACCATTGCTCATTTTCCTAATAACCTTACTAATTCTTCAAAACTTTCCGCAGCTTTTGGATCAAGTTGTCCAGCATCATATTTTGGCTTCAATATTTCGTAAACATCGCTTTGAGTCTTTCCTTGCTCCCCAGCTTCCATTTCTTTTACTAATCTTTCGTAAGCCTTTCCAGCTACAGCTTTGTTTCCTAAGTGAGCTCGCATACGAGCATCTCTTTTTCGCTGTCTTGTCACATCATCGTCACCTAATTTTTCCCACATGGTATCATCAATCCAATAAATTTCTGATTCATTGATAACAGCTCCGGTTTCTGGTCTAAGTTGAGCTGTAGACAAATCAATCCGAGCTCTCTGCCATTGTTTGTAACGTGAGCTAGTTATAATTCCCTCTAAGATGTCTGGAGCAAAAGAAGCCAAGTAGTTGAAATAATCTGTTGAGGGGTTGTAACCAGAGGCCAACAAATTATCTGTTTCCTCGATAGCAATTTTTTGTCGGTAAGCAAAAGCAGCTGCTTTGTTTTGAACATCTGTAAAAGGGTTTTTTGGATCTTCTAACAATATTTCGCTTACGACTGGTTTGGGCGTTGGATCAGTTGCCGCATGAAATTTACTAAAATGATTATCTGACTCTTGCACTATTATTCCCTTCTCAAATCTACTGGCACTTGATCTTCACCATAATACGACACAAATTGATCGTATAAACTTGAATCCTTCCTCAACTCATCTATTGCTTCTTTTGGCGGCACTGGTTTTTGAACACTAATAACGGCATCAACATCAAAACCAGGTGTTGTAATTTGTCTTTCACCACCACCAGGTTCTTTTCTCAGTTCGGTTTTTGCTTGTTCAAGCGTTGCTTTCGCTACTCTAAAATATGGATCTTGTGCTGGATCATAAGGTTTCATTCCACCTTCTCCATCTGGTACCATTCTAAAAGTGTTTGTAGATGGATCAATTTTGGAAAGTATGTAATTCCAAGCACCAGCCTCAGTTGAGGTGCCGCCGAATAATTCGCCCTTATTTTTCATTTGCTCAACCATCAAATCAAATTGTTGATCCAATGCCTTCGATCTAAGTGCTGCTTGCTCTTGTCTCTTTGTTTCGACTTGTTGATATGCCAACATAGCAAGATCTTGTTTTAATTTATTTTTTTGAGCTTTTAGGTCACTAACTTTTCTATTAAACGATTCTAGGCCCGCCGTTAAACCAACACCAAAACCACCTGGATCTGAGGCACCCGCGACCATGCCAGCACCAACAGCAGACGCTAAATCATAAATGTTTGCTTTTCTCGGTTGTGGAAACAATCCAGCCATGTTTTCCATTTGGTTTTCTATATCTGTTTGTGTGACAGGCGCACTCGCCCCAAGCGCACTATACAAATCAATAATTTCTTGTTGAGTAAAATTAGAAGTTGCGCCACCACCTTCCTGGAATACGTCAATTTGCTCCGGTATTTGTGCCCGTGTGATTGCCATTAAGTTGTCCCGCTGCCATATAGATTACCCAATGCTCCGAAAGTTGACAGACCTGTGCCGATACCAATTTGTGTTGCACTAGGTGGCGGTGCAAAGTCCGTGATAGTTTGGAATTGTCCGGCTGGTGCCATGCTGACAAACGGCTGCAATGCTTGATATTGAAGCAACGGAGTCATCTGTCTTTGTTGTAAGTTTCTGCGCTGTGCATCCAACATTCTTTGGGCCTGTCCTTGTTGTTGCCCACCCATGCCATATAGAGCAGCTATGTCGGATGCCGAGGCGCCAGCTGCTTGCGCTCCAAGACCTTGTAAGCTAGAACCAAGGCCGAATTGGCCGCTGTATCTTTGTTGTCCGATTTGTTGCTCGGTTCCACCGAGTCCACTGAGAGCTCCAGCCAATGCTTGCGATCCACCGAATCCTTGCCCGGCTAAACCAGCTAAACCAGCAGAAGCCGCTCTTTCAGCTGCTCTCTGTCTTGCAAATTCACCCAAACCAGTCCTCTGAGCCTCTGAGAAGCCCCTAGATCGTATTCCGCTGACTGCTTCTGCTAATCCCCTTCCGAGCGCTTCTTGGCGCTCTGAGGCGCCCAAACGGGCTCTGGAGCCAAAGGCTGACTCTCCGCCTCTTGCGATATCCCCAGCTCTCGCTGCTATATCGCCTTGTGCTCCCCTTTCCATTATATCGCTGATGGTTTGTTGAACCACGCGATCTTCATACGGATCGTAAAATCTATCGGTCATGCTCGGATCATATCCGCCGATCGTGCCTCTCAGAATGTCAGCTGACTCACCCAAGCCACGTTGCAATGATCCCACACCGCCTCTTGTGGCCGCTAGTGAACCGATTGCAGCTGTTCGGCCTCTTTGTAATCCTTCTTCCAATGCTTGTGTTCCAGCTCCATAAGCCCCAGCTGCTTGTTGCAAGTATGGATCTTGCATCCCAAGAGACTCTCGTTGCATTTGCATGGCTGCAAGCTGATCTGGGCTGAAATCAGCCACTTTTTCATCAATGACGATGGGTTGACCTTGATCGTCATAAAAAACCTTCTCAGAGGCTCTCATTGCCCCAGGAATAAAACCGCCTTTTCCGCCAATACCGAATAATAATTGCTCAGTTAGAGGATCTAATCTTGTTGAAACTTGTTTTACACCAGCTGCATATGGCCCAGGCGCTTGAGCTACATTACCTGTGGATGGCGCTGTCTCTGTTGTTACTGGAGCAGTGTCCGGCGGCAGTGTTGTTTCTGCTGGTGGAATTACCTGTGGTGCTGGTGGTGAAATATCGACACCTACATCGGGCGGCATCATCGGTTGCTGTATAGGAATACTTGTATCTACAGGTTGTCCTGTAGTCAAATCAATTGGGGTAGGCATCACTTGAGCACCCGCCATCCCAGGTGCCAAAGTAGGCATGGGAGGTTGATACATCTGATTTCCGGTTATTGGATCGGTATAGTATTGGCCACCAGGATCAATACCTTCTGGAAGACCTGGTTGTGGCATAGTTGAGGGTGGTAAAACAGCGGGCATGTTACCACCACCGATGTCTGGATTCATGCTCATTAGCATTTCTTGTGTTGGCTGAAAAGATGGAGGCACCAATGGACCAGTAAACATATCTTTCCCTCCAAAGATGGGCACTCCTCGATCATCTACTGCATCTAATCTAGGCATCTGCTCTATACTTGGTAGAAGCGGAGGTTGAACGTATCGCTTTCTTGGTGGAATCTTTCCAATTAAGTCAGCTAATCCGTCCTTTCCCATGGGCGGCAATAATTGCGTTAAACCCGTTGTGGTACCAGGATTTGGCCTTCTAATATTTGCCGGGTTCCTATTTCTGCCTCTTAGTTGACGTGGCGTCATTTGCCTTTCAACTGGCGAAACAATAGGACTAAGTGGACTAATGCTAGGCGGCTTAACTTGCTGCCTTGCTCTCATCATTGCATCTCTAATACTATCAAAAATAGCCATCTAGCTAGACTCCGCATTGGTAGAGAAAGCATCCATCATCTTATACATAAGATCCATGCCTCTTTCTCTGTTCTCTTCAAAACTAGGAACCAAACTGATTATGCCTTTTGGATCCATGGCCATATCATAAGAACCAGCGCCTCTGACCGCTTGGCCAGTCATTACAAATTCGCCGTCTGATAGCATGGCGGGTATATCGTCACTGGTTTCTGTGCCTGGACCATTGATGTCGCCATCCATTCTTGGAAACTGACTCGGATCCATGCCGCCACCTTCTTGCATTTGCACAGCTCCGCCTTGAGCGTAAGCCATAACTGGACCGCCGTACATCATAGCTGGCATAGAGGCAATGCCTTTTTTTACATCGTCAATTTCTGATTGTTGTATCAAATTTCCACTTCGCGGCCTTAACTGCCTAACTATTTCTTGTTCCATTTCTTGATTTGTAAACATTGAACCCGACCTCTGTTTCAACATTTGCAAAACTGATCTTGCTACTTCATATTCTGGCGTGTTTTTTAATCTTGGATCTTGTTCTGCTCTGATAATAAATTGCATTGCAGCTTCTTCTGTTGAAACACCAGGATTGACAGCTCCACCTTCTTGTAAACCCCTAGCCATTCCGCCTGTAAGATCTTCAACAGCTCCGCCGTACATCATACCAGCCGGTTTTCCTCCAGATAGCTCTGGTATTGTGCCTTCCGGCAATAAACCAAACTCAACAGGATTTGGTGCGGGTTGTCCCATTCTTCTAGCGATCTCAGCTTCTATGTTGTATCGCCCGGTAGGGCTCTCCATAACCATAGGCGTCAGAGGTACGCCTTTTTGTTTCTTCGCATCTTCATAAGCCAGTTTACCTAAACCAGCAGCCAAAGCGCCAATTCCAAGATCTTTAGCAAACCCACCAAGACCGCTGCCACCGCCGCCGCCTAGTAAACCACCAAGACCGCCGCCGACTTGACCTTGGCCTTGACCTTGGCCTGTCCCTAAAAAGAAATTTCTTAATTTTGGCCCAAGTGTTCCACCAAACATTCCGGTTTCCGCTACTTGATTCTCTGGCATTGCAAGATAAGCGTCGATTTTAGCAACGTCTTCCATATTTCCAGAAGCAAGAGCTTGTGCTCTGGCTTGCTCTAATTGTGTTTTTACTTGTTGTTTTGCAATCGATTCTGGATCAGAACCCGGTCCCCCAGCATAATAATCTGGAGCACCCGCTAAACCCGAAAACGGACCGCCACCGAAAAGACCAGCTTTTGTAGTAAGCGCACCTTTAATACCACCGAAACCGCCAGCTGTGCCTCCCGCTATGGAAGATATGCCGGGTATGCCAAGATTAGCAATCCCGCCCATAACAGTGCTGCCTATTTTTCCTAAAGCTCCACCGATGCCAGGTATTTTTGTAGCCAATCCGCCAATGCCGCCTAAAACACCGCCCAATGCTGTGCCAACACCGGGTATCAACATAGCTACTGGCGCAACTTTCTTAACGACTTTCTTAATGCCTTTGAATATCTTTTTGAAGAAACCAAACTGTTCTAGGCCTGTTTGTGGGTTTAGACTTGCAATACCCATGCCGACCACGGCTTCTTCTGGGTTGATGTTAAACTCTCTGAATTTTCTTTCTAATGCGCCTTCAAACTCGTCGTCTTCCATAAACTCGGGCGGTATTACTATCTCGCCAGGTCGTAAATGCGCCAATGCCGTGTCTTCTCCGGTGCCAGCTGCTTTGAGCTGTTCTGCCAATGGTGCCATGGGTGCCATTTGTTGAGCTGCGGCCTTGCCAAGCAATTCGTCCAATCTTTGCCTAGTTTCCTCATCCATCTCATCCATGGGATCTTGGTCGCTTGGCATTGTGGACATACCGCCTTCTGGCATTACATTAAAAGCATCTGGATAATTCATTTGTGGTGGAAGACTGTCCTCTGGAACCAAATCTTTTTCCATGTAAATGCCCTCGGCTCTGTCTTCTATTCCATTTTGATTAAAGTCCCTAAACTCCATGGTTTTCCTCATGCCGGGAACCATTCCAGTAGGCAGTGCAGAACCACCGATCAAACGTGGATTTTCTTGAGCCTTTTTCATCATCGTCGCGAAACGATCGGAACCTACGCTCGGTAATTTATAAACTTTTCTTAAACTGTCTTCAAGTGCACTCATGTTATGCTCACTGTGACACTACCTAAACTCATTGTAGCAGATAATCCAGTCAAGTATGTTTGATGTTCATACAGATTTCTAAACTCTGTTCCATCAAAGGCTTGGTGAACCTCTACTGTAGAATTAAATATAATCGCTCCAGTAGCAAATTGCAATTCACTAATCTCGGTCGAATTATAAATTTTTATTCTATCTGGATCGACTGCGCCCAGGTTAATCTCTAAAATTCTTACCAAACGATTGAAAGTATCTGCTGTTACACTCTGACCATCTGCGATTGGTAGCCTAGTTGGTAATAACTTGCTCATTTACCTTCTCCCCGACGGCTGTATTTCTACTCTTGTGCTACCCAATCTCCATTTATAGTTTTTTCTGTCTGTTTCTGCGTTATCATCGTCGGACTCAAACCTAAAAACAAATTGTCTGCCCCTGGATCTCAATGATCCGTAAGTGGTGCTGGATGTGATCTGCGTGGTTGAGTCTGTTGTGAGTGTTTGATTACTAAAGTCTCTTCGTTTTACAACGATATTCACGGCAGCATTTTGACTGGTTCCGGTGTCATTGACAAAAAGTATGTCCGGCAGAATACGTTTCAAAAATGCAAATCTATCGCCATCCGATATATCAATGTCGGCAGATTCAATAAAAACACCATCCATTGAGCTCGTATCATTGTTGAATCCTTTTTCATGCTCATAAATGTATTTAGTTGACGAGGCTTCTCCAGCCGATAAAGGTTTATTGAATACGCCAGCTGACAACCAAGCATATCTCTCTAAAGATCCGATGCTCCACAAATTTTCTTCATAATTGTAAATGACATATCTGGATATTTCCGTTCCGCTATCTGTCAAAGATGGATAAAAAAACCAAACTTCTGAAAACTCTTCGTTTAGCCCAGCAAAGCACTTATATGCTTGGCCTTCATCCAAATCACCAAAAACATAGTCTTGGACAGAACAAGGCAATTTTTGTACTGCGCCATTGTAAAAGTAAAACCCTTTTTTAGACATGTAAAATACGCCTTTCGCCGAGTTCACCGCTGCCTTTGGTCCAATCAATCCAGCGCCTTCGTTTATCAAATTCATTGCAAAAGTCAGTGGCGGCCCAATAAAGTTCATCGAATATAAAGATGTATCGGTCCAAATAAGAATTTCTTGTCTTGCTTTTAGGCCGCCAACAATCGATGAACCAGAAGATAAACGTAAAGATCCAGCCGTATTTGTAGTCAATGGTTCAAACTCAAGTTCGTTTTCTTGGTCACTAAATGCCACCAACATTGGATCAATGGTTCCTGTTCTGGAGCTCCCACTGATCGGATCAGCACCCAATACTATCAAATGTCTGTCGGTTTCTGAGGTAATCACTTGCAAACCTTGAGTGGGCACCAAGTTTGCACCAGAAACAGAGGACAATTTTGCTGCCCTAGTGCTCAAGCCATTATTCTCAACCCAACGATAAATGTCGCCACCACGAGGATTTATGATTAAATTCTCACCGAAATTATCGTGTGTCCAAAGCCTTAACTGATTTGTGTTTGATAAACTAGTGGATGATCCAAAACCACCAGCTCCCCAAGTACCAACACCCCAACCTGTAGATTGCACATAAACATCCAAACCAGAATTGACCTGGTATGCTGCATCTGTAGCAGATCCACCATTGCCAGAATCATTTGCATTGGCGGTTACTGTAGCTCCAGAGGTATCTTTAGCTGTGATTTTATAAGTGTTAGTGCCTGTTACAACATCAATCTGATATTCTTGGTTTAAAACCGCAGCTGTAATATTACCACTTACGCCTAATGCTACGGCGCTACTAAAGGTAACAAAATCACCAGCGACAGCTCCATGACTCGCATCTGTAACAGTAAGAGTAGATTCCCCGTCGGTCGCAGCGAATGTAGCTGCATTGGTCGTGTCTTTACGGATAGGCGTTACATCGTTGTATGTTCCACCTTCTTCAATGTAATACTTGTTTGTGGTGCCGATACCTAAATATTTAGCTCCGCCCAATGATATCCAAGAGTGCAAAGCTCTAGCAGAACCAATTAAAGTATCGGAAGAATATTTTTCCCAGCCACCAATCTTTTCTGCGCGGCCTTTGCGGAAACGAATTTTGTCGCCGTCAACCCAACCGCCTTCGTTTGAGTAATCGGTTTCTTCTTTGTTTATTCCTGGCTTAAAGTTTAATTTGGTCAGAGGCATCGTTAGATTCTAACATATCCTTGTTGACCTTATGCTAAACGAATAATAGCGTTTGAAGCATCTGCGGTTGGAAAGACAACTGTAAAGTCACCAGCTGTCGATGTTTTATCTGCGCCGAAATCAATCGCACAAACCGCTTTGTCTGATTGTGTATCGTTGTAGATTAAACAGCCTCTAGCTGTAACTGTTGCATTGCTGAACGTCAAATCTGCAAAATCACAAAAAGCCGTTGTGCTAGATGTGGTTGGCGTGACATTCGTTAAAGCGGCTCCGCCAGCTGTATAATTGGTACCAGTCGCTTGCCCTGTGGTGACATACGCTGTTGTCCCAGCTCCCAAAGTAGCCGAGCTTGTATATAAAGCCAATTTGAAGCTGTTTCCACTTGAGTTGGTAAAATTGTGAGTTCCAACCAACAATTCTTGTTTGAAACTTGTTGCTATTGCCGATGTAATTGCCATTTAAAGCTCCCTCAATATTTTAGCCATGTCTTCATGGCCCTGTTCTTTTAATAAATTGGCATAAGTTGTGTTCTGTGACTTAATCGCGTTCTTTATTGTATATAAGATTACAGTATAAACTTGGTTTTGAAAAGCACGAGCTTGTTGTTTTATATGATCGGGTGCACTATCTGATATATCACATATCTTTTTTGTGGCCTGTGCAGCCCAAAATTCAGCATCGTGCCCCTTATATTCTGTGGTTGAAACAGAGACATTCCCTAAAACAAAATCACCTTCTACGCTCATATTTATCCTTTGTATGGCTCTGGAGGCACCACGTCTTCATTTATTTTCAAACCAAGCTCTCCGAGCTTGTCATTGATTTCGTCAAAGGGACCAATAATAAACTTGCCCTCGTGTGGTATGGCAACCAAAGGTTTATCGAGCCTATGAAAACCATAAAGTTTCTCTGTGGCCGGAACATTCGAGTCTAAGACTGTGGATCTACCGCTGATCCCCACTAAAATGTCAGCACTCATACATTTGCTGATCCAAAACTCAACACAAGCCCTTCCAGCCTCCGCAAAGTGCATGTTCTCTTTGTATGAAAAATCAATGCCATAAAGATCGATTCTCCCAACCTTATTCCACAAAGCAAATGCGATTGTATAAGCCACAGTCGTATTCAAGTATGCACATTTTGTGTCATTGCATACTTCTTCTACCGGGTATAAGACTGGATTCTTTATTCTGGGATCGAGCTCGCATGTGTAAACTGGCTTTTCAGTTTCGTCAAGTAAACGACACATAACCGAAGTTTGTTTCCCAGCATCGTCCGAATCATAAAATCTGCTTGCTGGATCCAGCATAAAAATTCTATCACATGGGTATGTGGCCGCAGCTGAGTTGATGCACCAAATTTCATCCCATTCTCTTCCGTTTTGCAAACCGATAGCAAAATCAACCTGGGAAATCCCTAATCCAACTATTGCTACTCTTTTGCCTTCTAGTGACTCTATGCGATCCATCAGCTCACATTAGAGCGGACTGAATCGTATCGATACTCGTCGCGGGTGCCACGACCTTCTGAGGTATTTTTCATTCTACCTACCGCCTCCTTAAATCTGCCCTCGAGCTGGGCAACGACATCGGCGGGTTCTTTTAAAAAGATTGCACCTTCCACTAAAGAGCCATACAACAAAGCATCCGGATAATCCGTTGATAAAAATGTTGTACCGCTGTCACTACCATCTGTGAGGGAATTTGGTTTGTTTAAATAATGCAGCTCAACAGTATAATCCGCATCCGGTAGCGGAGACACCTCAAAAGCTGCTTCGTCAAATAAAGAGTAATACTTAGGCGTCGCACGAGTCGTGCCCGAAGAATATTCTTTAATAAATGACGGGTGTTTGAAATCTAAATAATCGTATGTGCTTGAGCTGATAATAGCCAAACTCATTGGCGCATAAAAATCAGTTGGTGTTGCTAAAAAACGATTTCCTGTTGTCAATGTGCCCTGGACATTCTTTCTTTGCTCTGGGAGCTGCACAAAAGAGAATATACGATCCTCAGACTCTTTGATAAAAGTCGGTAGTTGTGTTGTAAAAGTAGACTCAGAAACCTCAAGATAATCTTGAATTGCTGTTTTTAATGTTGCGTAGGTAAAACTCATGTCGTTACTGTAACCTCACCGACGCTTGTTGTCACAGAAAATGTGTCCAGTACAGCGCCTAGCTTGCCGTCGCCCACATTTGTATAAACCAAAAATTTTGTGTTGTCTTCATCGACGTCCGGTCTTGCATTTCTAATAGCCTGTGGATCATTTGGTGAATTTTTTGGCATAAGCTGTGGATGTTTTGGGCTCCATTGATCTGGTCCTACAAGTAGTCCGTCCCAAGTTTTTTTCATGTCCTGGAGCTTGTAACGAAAACCAGTTATGTCACAAATTCCGTAAGAGTATTTTCCAGATGCAAAAGCCATTACGCGCTGTTATAACTTCTCAAGTTAGGTGAAATATTAAAAGAAGATCGATCTTCGTCTTGTGCCAAGGCTCTAGCAAATTCGTCTTCATACAAGGCTTTCAACATTTGTGTTCTGTCTGGAGCTCTTTTCAATGATATGTAATAAGCTAGGCCAGCTGCTAAACAAGGATAAAAACGAAACGGCATATCAAGTGTATTAGCCCCAGCATCCGCATCATCCATTCTAGTAAGCACGTTCATGTAAATAGTATAGGTGCTGTTTTTATCTGGTGCGGGCCACACAGAAATAGTTGGCGTTAGCTGTTTATTTACAAAAAACTGATTTGGCTTCCCGGTTGTTGATTTTGTGGTTATGTGAGAATACTCCGCTCTGCTTAACCTGGACATTGGAAGATCTGTGGCCTCAGATCCAATAGTTTCTCTTATAAAGACATCCAAAACATCGATTGCGGCTGTTCCATTGGTGCTGTCAACATTGTATGTGGTTGTATCTTTAACCATGGCCACAGTTTTCTCTTTAATAGACCATTGGTTTAGGCCGCGATTCGACCATTCTGCTAACATCAAATTTAAGCTCCTGGTTGCCGTTTTTAGATCGTAACCAGTTCTGAGCTCAATTCCGCAGCGCTCAAATGCCTCTTCGACGTAATCTGCTACATCTAGTTCAAAATTTTTGCTTCCCGAAGTTGCCATAATTACTCTTTTTCAATATCTTCATCTGGAGCGTATAGATTGTCAAATGTTATTATCGGATCTGTATAGCTCTCATGCTGCTCCGCAGAGTGAACCCATTGCGAAGGCGAAAAATCCGGTGCGCCTTCACCAGTCCTCCATAAAGCTGGATTTGTGGCTCTGACTCTATTATTAGGCAGCGCAACAAAATTACCAGTCCAGGGACCAGCATCAGTCAAGTATAGCACATGAGATTGTTTGTGTTGAGCTGGATCATCCGCGATTGAATGTTCGGTATAATCTACTGTAAACATGTATTTACCCAGGTAAAATTCACCGCCTATTTTACAATACCAGGGGCTTGAGCTTACCCGATCTAAAGAAACCACGCTGTGATGGTGGCTCAAACAGTCCCAAGGCTGCGCTAAATGGTCTTCCATAGGCTCTGGCCATTCTTCTAAAGGAATATCGGCAACAAGCGCTTGTATTGGCATCCTGGCCCACATAGCCCCGCCATGCACGTTTTGATCTGTCGAATCTTCTAAATCGGTTTCACAGCCTGTGAAAACCACTTGGAAAGACAGGGATCTGTCCGGGATTGTGTTTACTGCAAATGCCAAGGCATGCAGATACTCACCATGATAGTTTTGGTGATTTGATGTAAATTCTCTTCTTACCCAGCATTTAAACTGAGGAATGTTTGATATTAAATACGCCACAATATTTAATTATATTAGTTAGTCTAAATGTTATAGTCGCCGCCTCTAGTCGCTGCACCCATGCCTCTTGCTACACCTCTCTTCTTGACAGGTCCACCCTTAGACATATATTTGGTGCCTTTCATCTTGCCACCTTTAGCCATGTATTTGGTGCCTTTCATCTTGCCACCTTTAGACATATATTTACTTTTTTTCATTTCAGCTCCTACCGAATAATCCCATGTTAGGTTTTGATCTTATCATACCACCTCTGGCCGCAAAAGTTTTGACATTGGTTGGCTTTCCACCAACCCCTTGTTTTTTGGCTCTTTTTCTTTTGACCGCAGATTTTCTTTGTGATTTTGTCATGCTGGCCGCTTTTGCAGCTGGCACACATTTTGGATATTTTCTTTTAGATTTTTTTGCTTTAGGTCTGCCGCACTTTTTAAATCCACCGCCTTTCTTTGGGGATCCAATATCAACCCAATCTTCTTTAAACCACTTGGTTAAGCTCATTACGCTCTAGGCACTTTGGTTTTTTTGCGCTTTGATTCCATCATCGCGCCACAACCTCTGCCTTGGACCATCATTACAGAGCCACCATTTTTCATGTAGCCCATTTTATTACGGACTTTCTTTGGTAGTTTTGACAATCCTTTATTTTTAGATGGCACTGCTTTTAAACTCATCTCTCCTCCAGTTGCTTTTTTGGCGCCTTTATATTTGCCGCCCATTTTTTTGTATTCTTTAACCATATAAGCATTGGCATAAGCAGACGGATAAACATCAAACTTAGCTTTCGCTTTGGATTTTGCTTTTTTATATAGACTTGGATTTGCTACGTTTTTTGGAATTGCCATTCTTTATCACCAATTTTTACAAGACCAATATCCAGCTGTAAAAACATCCTTTTTCTTTTGGACCGAATCGCAATTATGCCTGGCCCTAAAACTTTTTTTACGAGCTGGTTGGCTTTTTTTAATTGTCATTTTTGGATCCCCATATCGAACAATTTTTACCTGGTCGCCTTTTTTAGCCAAGACAGCAAATTTTTTGTTCTTGCCTGGAGTCCTTTTTTGTTTGTTGAAACCAGAAAAAGTTTCCCCGCGGTAGGAAAGCCTACCGCTGGGAGATCTTTTTACATCCTTCGTAGTCGCCATTAATAGTTCTTATTAAGAACCAAAATGATTGTGTAAGCATCGCCGCTACTGTGTCCAACAGTTGTTAAATCAATGTCTCCAGTTACTCCGCTTCCAGCATTGTTCGGAATACCAGTAAATAAATCATAGTATTCGTCCCCGGTGCTGTCAGCTGGCAAGTGTACTAAAAGGACATTGGAAGTTGCATCAAATTCTAATTTGACGCTCATACCAAGTGTTACCCAATAGATTCTTGCTACTGAAACAGAGGTGCATGTTTGCCCGGCACTGTTTGTTGCCAGGGCAGAAACATCTACTTTTTTAACAGCTGATTCACCAGTGCCATCAGAGACATTGGTGAATTTCAGTATGGCAGTCTTCTCACCATCTTGGATAGTTTGTGAAGTTACTGCATCAGCCATAATCTACTCCTTACAGCTCTGTAACTGCTGTACGCTCTTTCATGGCTCCAACATAATCGACTGTCAAAGTTTTAGCAGCAGCAGCACCATTTTGTATGCCAAATGAAAGAGTCATCTCTTCATTATCTGGAGCATTGGTACTTACTACAGTGCCCGCCAAAACATTGTTTTGGAAGACATGAAACTTCTGATCTTTAGGATCATAAACAAAACCTACAGTCATAAAAGTATCGTCGGCCAAAGCGTTTGGCAGATCCAAAGTCGATTGCGTGCTGTCTTTTTCAACGATGAAAGTAACAGTTGTTCCGCCGTCAGACTTCAAAAAGAAAATACCATCTGTCACATCCAAAGGCGTCGTGTCAGTCAGTTGTAAACCGCCTACGATGTCTGATTGCGTGGCATCACTGGTTTTAAACCTCATGTTGAAAGCCAGCTGCTTTCCAGTTTCGTATTTGAAACCTTCTTTAACCAGTTGGAAAAAGTCATGGTCATTGTCGCCAGCTGCATTGGTAATGAGTAGTAAACCACCATCGCCATCGGCTAGTGCCTCTGTAGCAGATCCAGTTCCGTCCTCAGTTGTTGTTATTGTCCAATCGGACGCTAAGTAAGTATCAAAATCATTGAAGTATGAGTGATACTTGTGTGGTGCGGGCATTTTAATTTTACCTAGTGTTGTATCAGTCCCAACATTGGTAACACCCGAAGTGAAATGTGTAGTCATAAACAGTCCCTCCTTATAAATAGACCATTGCGAGCACCATGCCCGCAACATTTATTCTACTCTTTGATGATACTACTAGGCGGTCTTTTGTGCAACAGAGCTGATTCCGAGTGATTCGAGCTGCTCTATTGTGCTCTCAGCTGTAGTATGTACGATTCCAATACCACCAGCTCCGGTCCAGGCATCGATGTTTGATTTTCTATCATCGATAAGGACGTGAGATGGCCTGGCATAAACCGCCTTGTCTGCGCCTCTTAATGTAGAGGTGACTATCGGCTTTGGATGTATGTATTTGTTTACCCAAATAGTTTTGTCTCTGACAACCACTGGCCTGTTGATTGAGCCAGAGGCCGTCAAGATCTCCCAATGGATCCCGGTATTCTTCAAATGATTTACCAGGAGCTCCATACCGGGCATTGGAGGTAGAGCTGCAAACAATCCTTTGTCGGATAATTCTTTCTTCCTGGAGTCGTAGTCGTCTTTGTTGGTAAACGGGCCGTTGAGAAACATCGGCAGCTCAATACCTTTTTCAAAGTCGGCTAAGACTCCATCCATATCGACAAATATTTTGTTTATTTCAGTCATTAGATCAACCCATTTTTAACCAGGCATTTGCCATAAACATGGTTGGCATAGTTGTTGAGCTTGTCTTTGATTTCTTTTTGTTCAGCATCGTGTTTTGCCTGTTCCTCTGGAGTTCTTTGAGGGTTAATTTCACACTCAACCTTTACAAGTTTCTGACAATGCAAAATTGTTTTAGCCTCGCAAATCTTAGCCCTTTGAGCATCGGTCAACTTGGTAACGTCAACATTTTTTTGAAAATGAGCAAGACTTTCTTTGGTGGCCCACTGAGGATCTAGTCCAATAGTCTTGATATGTCCATCTTCGTTCTCATAAAGAACCTCTATACCGCTATAAGTGCTTTTTTTCACAGCGCACCATTTGTCAGTCTTGGGATTCAAAGTCTGGTAACAAAGTCTGTCACCTCTTTTGGTTGTCTCAATCCAATACTTTCTCTTGGTTCTCAGTTTATATCCCCAAGGATAATCTTCAACCACAACAGCATTGTCAGCTGCGTCCTTATTGTAAATTATATTATTTATCATTACGCTACCTCCCTAATTTTTCTAAGTATGCCCTCGGCCACTTCCCAATCTTTATCAAGTCTTTCTTCTAAATCGGGGTGATTGTAATCACAAGGTTTCAAGACGGGGCTTCCGTCCCCACAAGCATAGGCAAGCTCAAGAGCATAGTCTATGAGCTTAACTTCATCTTTTTTCAATTTGACGTTAATCATTTTTTTCTCCTATTGGTTTGTTAATAAAATGTCTCACAAATATATTATGGAATAATATGCAACTAATTGCAACTAATTATATACATTATTTTCATCTTTTTTTTGACGTAAAAAAGGGCCCCGAAAGGCCCTTTCTTTTTTGGTGTGCAGCTCACTTATGGTTTTCACCATCTGGATTGATTGGTGTCATGCCCATCACAGATGGTCTGTGGGTTACTCTTGACAACCTCAACGGATCACCAGGCTTGATCTCATCAATCGGTATGTGCTCCCAAGTATAAGCGCCACCACCATTGTAAATACCAACCAACGTGATTAAAGTTTCCTCATCTGGATCTTTGCCAAGCCTTTCTGCCATTCCGTTCCATTCGGCAACAGGATCAAATCTTTCGTAAAAGTTTGCACCCTTGCTAACAGTCTTGGTGTAGGTATTGACTTCATTGTCAGTGTTACAGGTTATATACATCATTCGTTCCATGGGATCCCCCTATATTTATTATTAATTAAAAAGAACATATTTGTAATGTATCAAAGTTTGCAACTATATGCAACTAATTATATACATTATTTTGCAACTATTTACAGGCCAAAAAAAAGGGCCCGTGAGGGCCCTCTTTTGTAATACTGAGTAATAAAGTGTATTACGACTTCAAATTATGCACCTTGAGATCCGTAGATTCCTCTCCAATCAGAGAAACCGAAAGAATATCTTTCTCTAGCCTTATATCTAATGTTGCCAGTTGAAAAGTCTGGTTCCATAGAAGTCTCCATTGGAGATCTTTGGAACATTTTTAGACCTTCGCCCGCTCCATTGACAGAAGTAAGGAGGAAGAAAGCATCCGGATCAGAAAGATAATGATTGACTGCGTAGCCACCTGGTAATACTCCAGTGTTTCTAATCGCGTTGATGTCATTATCAGCTGTTCCAGATCTATTCGCAGAGTTTAAGATTCTGTCTGCAACAAAAACGAGTTGCGGCGGAATAATCATTTTTTCCGCTTGAACAGAAACAGTTAATCCTCTGTCGTCTGTAAAGGTTGAAATGTCAATTAAAGCATCTTCTAAGGAAGCCTCATTGAGATCCGCCATAGTTGTCGCTCTATTAGCAGCTGTTCCTCCACCGGAAAGTGGGTGAGCAGTGTTAATGAGTGATACGCCATCGCCTCCAGTAAAACTGGATGAGAAAGCGTTGTTCAACACGTCGGCTCCTTTGGTTTCTTTAGTATTAGCCATAGATTTGGCCAATGCTTTAACATATCGTTTGCCCAGAGAGTCATAAAGATTGTCTTCGACAGCTTCTTCTGTAAGTGCAAATGCAAGTGCAATCGTATCATGCGTATATCTTGCGCTGTAACTTTCAGAAGCGTTGTCAAATACAACACCTTGACCTTCTGATTTAACGGGTGCAGAACCGAATCCTGTTATCAACACCTCTTCTTCAAATGCTCTACTTGAATCTTCTGTGACGAAAATATCTTCATATTCTCTGTCATAAGAGTCGTAGGACATTCCAAAAAGTGCATTTAGCCCAGGCTCAAGCTCTTTCGCTAGTTGTGCTCTTGAAATAGCCATTATTTATCTCCTTATGCTAAACCAGCACCTTTCTGCCCCATGATGTGGTTTTGAATCACACATAGAACATTGGTGTTGCTTGACGCTACGTCGTCGTTATCGGGATCCTGGGAAATGTCAATACATTTGAGCGGTAACGTCGCGGTCGTAGCACCAGTAGTTACATCTAGCTCTGCATTGGATCTTCCAGATTTAGTATCGCCAACGGGAGAACCATCCACGATGTCAAAGTTTCCAAACAGATCAGCTACCGGGAAGGTATCGTCTGCTTGTACTTCAAAGACAACATTAGGATCGTCAATCACGCTTGCAATGATATCCGAAGCAGAAATACTGCCAGGATAATAGTTTTTAAAGACTTGTTCGCCTGTAGTGGGATCGGTGTATGAAACTCCGTTAAACACTCCGACAATCGGAACAGTACCAGTTGCGGCATGACGTCCTAAAACTCCAGCTGTTAGCTGTGTTACCAAGTCGCCTTGGTAAATTGGAGTTGTGGCGCCACTAGCAATTCTATATCTGGATTGACCTCCAGAGTAGGGTGCTCCGCCCATTTCACGAACAGGCTTTAAACCAAAAGCGGCATCTTTATTTGCCATAAGATTTACTCCTATTTATGTTTGTTACTTTTTCCCAAAAGTAACATTGGACTTTCGATTGGAGTCATACTTCACATATCTTCCATCTTTTCTGGCATCGTTAAACATATTGTTGTCCAAGGCCTCAGTTCTAAGACGGGTTTGTTCTTCGTAATATTCATTACGTTCATCTCGAGTCTGTGAAGGTATTTTCGCCAATAATAGTCCTTCGCTATAAATTAAACCAGCATGTCTACCTGTTTCTGCAACGGGGTAAGAATATTCATCGGGTAAATCAGAACCTCTTACGAGCTCCCAACCTTCACGGATTCTTCTTGCCACATTCGCTTTATCCTCTTGCCCCAGCATGGATTCTCTTATCCAACGATATTCGTATCCTTCTGGTGCCGGAGGTGTTTCAAGTTTTCTTACTGGCCTCCAAGGTTGTCTACGAGATGTTTTAGCGTGAGACTCGGACTCACGAGATTTTCTGGTATGTATCGGTTCATTATTTGATTCAGTCATTTTGCCTCCCGGCTTGCTATTTTTTGTTTTTCTTTAGCAACGGATTTCAACCAGGCATCATCTGTCATGCCATATGGTTTTATCCCACGGAGAGTCTCGACTTCACTTTTTGTGAATGATACGCCGTTCTTTTTGCCTTGTGTTTTTTGCCGACTCCCAACGGAAGCAGAGGTGACTCTTTGCACAGCGGGCCTTTCCTCTTTCTGTCCGGCATTATCGGATCTAAGATCCGGATAAACTTTATAAATTCTTGTATTTAACTCACTATAATACTCTTCGGAGTCTGGTTCAAATCCTTCATTAACTAAATTCACATGAGTAAAGTAAGCATATTGTGTTGGCTCTGGATCTTTTCCATACCAATTATTTTGTGACTGCCAATCCAATGCTTCATTTGTTGGCTTAACCTCTTGTTGAGTTTGTTGCTGATTTGGTTGTTGAGATTGCTGTACGTTTTGCGGATATTGAGTATATTGCGCTTGCTGCTGAGATTGTTCTTGATTTTGTTTTGCAATACGAATTTTCTCTTTTTGTATAGAAACCTCGTTTTTCAAACTATCGGCTTTCGACATTAAATCAGCATCGCCAGCTGTATGTGCTCTTTTGTAGAGCTCATTTGCCTCTCTTTCTTTAACCTCAACATTTTCTTCTTCTTTTGCTAAAAGATTTTGTTGTGCTTGGAGAGCATGTTGATAGTAAGTTTGCACTTCTGACTCTCTTTGTTGGAGGGCCGTTTCTAATTGCTGTGCTCTTTCTTCGGTTGCTCTATTTCTAGCGTTTAATTTATTAATTCGTTTAGAAACACCTTTTGTATATTGTTCTAACTCATCATCGGTCGATGCTTCGGCTGGCGCCTCATTGTCAGTCACTTCTACCTCGATGTCCTCAACCTCTGGTTGCTGGACTTCTTTTACTTCATTCTCTGTCATAAGCTCACTATATCATCTGGATTAAGAATTGTGGCTATTACTTCATCATCATTGATGATTCGTACCTCTGCACCATCCTCAAGTTTAAATCTCGAACCAGAGTAGCGTCCGATTAAAACCCATTGTTTTTCTTCACACCAAGGCTTGTCTCCAAACCTGGATTCATCGTTGTAACATTGCGGCCCCATTTTTACCACATAAGCAACAACTGTTGCCAATGCTTCACGATCGACTGTTTCCTTTGCAAGCACAATCCCGCCTTTTGTTTTTACTTTACCAGCATAAGGCAATACCAACATACGCCAACCTGTGGGTTGTGGCATCCTTTCTAATATTGAGGAATCCAGCTTTTCTGGATCTAAAACTAAGTCTGTTGGATCAACATAAGCCTCTGCTACCTTTTTTGCCATAATGTTGTTTTCTGCTGCTTCCGACATTATATATCCTTTCCTATGTCACTAATTTCGTTTGCAATATAGTATAAAGCAGAAAGCTCTCCTTGCAAATATTTATAATGTTCCATATCTTTTAGACTACCCGACATGAGAGTTTCTTGTATCTGTTCCTCTCTGCGCTCGATTAGTCTTTTAACCTTATCGATTAAAGAAATATCATCCATTTATTTTGATTTTTTTGGTCTACCTTTTTTCTTAGCAGCTGGTTTTTTCTTAGCAGCCGTTGCTTTTTTCTTAACTGGTGCTTTTTTCTTAGCCGCAGCTTTTTTAGGAGCTGGTTTTTCAACCACTTCCTCTTCAACAGGCAATCCAGCTTCAATTCTAGCCATTTTATTGGCTATCCGATCAAGATTTGCCTGGTGTTTTTTCTCCTCTGCATCTTGAGCAGCTTTGAGTTCTTCGGCTTCTTTAATCCTTTCAGCTTCTTTTTCAGCTTTAAGATTTTTAACCGCTTCTAATTTGTACGATGTTGTCATAACAAGCCTCTAATTTTATTTTCTAATTCAAACAATTTCAGATCTGCATTTTGTTTCAATCTGTCAATCGCCACTTCGAGTTTATCATCTGCTATTGATTTTTGCACATTCATGCGCTCCGCTTGCAATTCCGCATCCATCATTTTTTCTTGAGCTCTTTGATTTTGTTTCTGTGAGAATTGTTGATTTTCAAGATCCAACTCTTTGTCTTTAAGATCTAATTCTCTCTTTCTTATGTCAACCAATGGATCTTCGCCACCGCTCATCCCTATAGATTGTAAAAACTCAGAGGCAAGTTCAGCCATGATGCTAGAGCTCATCTGCTCCATCATCATTTGTATTTGTTGGCCAATCATTTGTGCTTCTTCTTGTGGGACTTGCTGCATCTGTGCTTGGATCTCTACAATTCTTTGTTTCATCTCTTCTGGCATTTGTTCTTGAGCAATTTGGCTGGCCATAAATTGTAGATGTTGCATGCAATGACTAATAATCAATGCTTGCACCTGGGGACTTTGTTTAACCAAATCTGTAAAAAATAAACTTTTGTGGGTTTCAACATGGGCTTGGTGATTCTGCTCTGGAAATGCTTGAGCTGGTTGGCCTAGTAATAAAGTAGAGTTTTCTGTTCCCGCATCTATTGGTTTTGGTGTCATGTCTGGCGGTGGCTGTATCAATGATTCTACATTATCGACGCCTAATGCTGCATACATTCTTCGGTATGCCTCATAAATACCCATCGGACCATGTATCTCTGGATTTGACTGCACCATTTGTAATAACTCTTGGGCCAAAGTTACTCTTTGGCTTTGTGAAAATATATTGGGATCTGATATTGGTATGATGTCTACCCGATCATCAAAATCTTGTTGTTTAATTTCGCTTGGAGCTGTGCCATTTTGGAATGTATAAACAGGCGGTAAAGATTCCGAAAACACTTTAGACAATAAGCCAAACTCTACTTTTTGGGAGTGATGCAATCTTTTGTGGATTGCGCTCATCACTTTCGTTCCACGTTCCAACAAAGCGACTGTGGTTCCCACAGGCATTGCTTGGTTCATGTCGCCCACATTCATGTCAGCTATGGCCGCAAATCGTTTGCCAGAATCAACCAAGATTCCTAATAATTGCATCAATACATTGCTTGGCTCTTTAATCGGCAGCGGGATTAAATTTTCTCTTAGCGATCCGCCAGTAGTATCAATGTCTCTAAACTCTCCTGGTTGCAATGGATCATCTTCATCCCGGATCCTCATTCCTCTGGCTTTAAAGCCAGCTGGTAAATTCGCCAATGTTCCGGCATCAATGAGTTGTCTAAGTATTGATGTCGATGCTTTTGATAAGCCGCCGATCATGTGCGAAAGTCCTAGGCCATAAAAACCGAGTCCTGGCATAAACTTGTATTGCACAAAATAATTAATCTTATTTTTGAGCATGTCATTTGGAAGGTAATTTCTTCTAATTGACAATACTTTTTCAGAGTCTTCTTCTATTGTGACAATGTAAGGCAGCTTCAATCCGGTTGTTCTGCCTTCTTGGTCCATGTCCTCGAAGCCTTCAATATCCAATACTGTGTGGACTTCGTAAACTGTTCTGTTCCGGTTTTCTTTATAAGAAGGTGAGACACCTTGTATTTCATCGATTGCTTCTTCGACATCGGACATATCTTCTGAGTAAGAATCAGATCCGATATCTACATTTGCGTAAAAACCAGTAAGTTGTTGTTTTTTAATCTCGTTTGAAGACATGCTAATCGCATGTGTAATTCTCTCAGCAGAGCTGATATCTGTGGCCTCGTAAGGCACAATTAGATCCTCTGGAGTTATAAATTTAGAAACTGCTCTGTTTAAAACAAAATCAAAATAAACTTTTTTGAATGTCGATCCAGCCAATGGCAAATAAAATAACATTTGGTCGAGCTCTGGATCATATTCCTCCATTACATTCATAATGTAATAATTCATAAACTCCTGGACTCTTTCGGCTTGGCTCTCTGTTTCAACTGTGCGAGCTCCTACAATTTCTGTTTTTACTGGACCTTTAGCTGGCAACATTTCCTTATAAGCCTGGGCTTGGAATTGGGTTGTGGCTTCTGCTAGGATTGGGTGAATAACACCAGAGCTGCCCTCAAAAGGTTGTGATCTGCCTTCGTCAAATTTCATTCCTAAATATTTTAGGCCTTCTGTGTAAGTTTTTTCCCAATCGCTTCTGGATTGTTTGTCGCCTTTAATAGAGCTCAATAAATCACCAGAAATACTTTGCAAAATATCATCCGATAAAAAATCGACTAGGTTGGCGTTAAAATCATCTGTGGGTTGTGGCTGACTTTGTTCTATCTCATCGTCAATAAAAATTTGTTCATTATCGACCAATATTTGTGCTGCTTCTGCAATTTGATCTTCCCGAGTTGTATCGGGAAAAACCTCTACAGCGGATCCTTGAGTTCTTACATCTGGATTGCTTTCGGTTCCTAATTGTTTGTCAATCGCCATATCTAATTAGTGTAGCACTCTTGGACTATGATAATCCATATCAATTAAATCTGTCAGCTCGCCGTCAACAGACAAACCATGATAATCTGCAATCGTTTCCGCGTCTTCTAAATTTTGTGCATGTATGTTTGGTCCAGCATAGTCTTTCCCGTCCAATTCAAAACTCGTCACAAATATTTTTAGTAATATACTGTTCTGTTCTTCTTTAATAATCTCACCTCATCTTGGTAGTCTTCATTCAAAGATATAAAACCGCCTTGTCTAAATCTCATCAATGCCATTGTAGCACTATCGCAAAAGTCGTCATAATCGCCGAAAGGGAAGGATGCCATCTCTTCAATCACTTCATCTGCAAAATCTTTCTCTGGTGCCCATACCATGCCAGACTCAAATATGGGTGCAACACTGTTCATCCTAGCAATTTTATCCTGGCCTCTGCTCGGCGCATAAGAAGTTACAGGTATGCCCATTCTTCTCAGCTCATGTGTCAATGGTGTTCCAGACGCTTTGGCTTCAATTAAAACACAATCTGGCTCCCAATATCTATATTCTTCTAATGCCATTCTTTTAAGCTCTGGGAAGTCTACTCTTACTCTTTTTGCATCAAGTAATATAATTTCATCTGCCTCGCCTTCTTCTCTGTTGAATATTGCCCAGGTTGTAATTGCTGAGTAATCAGCTGTTTCTTTTTTTGAAAAAGCGGTGTCATAACTTTGAATTACATAAGAATATGGCGGTATATCTGGGTTTTCCCATCGATTCCACCATTCTCTTTTAACAATAGAGCCTTCTTCCGCAGTTGGGTTTTGCATCCATTGGCTATTCCATTTGGATATTGGCAAAGATGCTTTAACACCCAGGAGCTCCTCTTTTTTCCAAAATTCTGGCCATAAAGGATCTTCTGATTCTGGCATAATTGCTGGAAACTCAATCACTTCCCATTGATCGGCATGATCCTCGCCTTGCCTGTTTAATACTTTTCCAACCAAATCTTTGGTGCTCCAACGTGTCATTACTATCACGATTATTCCGCCTGGTTGTAGACGCTGCCTTGGACCAGAAGTGTACCATTCGTATGCGGACTCTAAGGCTTTTGGTGACATTGCATCTTGCTCTGAATGAGGATCATCAATAACCAAAAGATCAGCACCACGGCCTGTAATTGCACCACCCACGCCAGCTGCGAAAAACTCACCTTCTTGGTTGCTCGTCCAACGGCCAGCTGATTTGTTATCCGCTTGTAACTGTAGCTCTGGAAAAACATGTTGGTAATCTTCGCTGCCGATAAGGTTTCTGACTTTACGACCGAACCTTACAGCAAGTTCCGCTGTGTGTGTTGTCTGAATAATTTTTAAGTCGCCTCTTCTGCCCATCATCCAGGCCGGGAAAAATGTTGATGCAAACTCTGATTTTGAGTGCCTGGGCGGTAAACAAACAATCAATCTCTTGAGTTTACCATCTGCAATTCGATTGAATTTATCTGCTATTATTTTATGATGTCGGCCTTCAATAAAATCTGGCCACATGTGTTTGATAAAAGACATGAAATCGGATTGGCAACTGTCTTGTTTCTCTAATTGATCGTATCGATTAATTAAAGCAAGCGCCTCGGCTTTATCTTGCTCAGACAGAATATCAAAATCTTTGTAGGAAACTTCACTCATAAGCGAGCCGGGGGGCAAGGTAGTGACGTAAAAGACCACCCGACTCTAAGCGAAACCGCCTAGACGTAGTATTACACATCGCTAAATCTCGTGCCATGGTTCATTCATAAATAACAAACTTTCTGCCTCACGCCTACGGATCAAGCCATCCAGTGTCTTTCCGCCAGCTTTATTCCATCGTCGCATTTCGCTTGGTACTTTGGCAAAATTCTTGGCATTTATTTCTTTCAACATTGTAGAGGACTTGAGATTAGTCGGTCCAAGGTTGTATGTCCAAGCAACCAATGAATCAAATTCATTCTGTTGCAGATCCACAGTCACCATATTGTTGACATAGCCCTCATACTCAATCAGCTCATCTTCAAGCATTTTGTCCGCATCTTCTTGTGTAATGCAATCACCTTTGCAAACATTTTTTGTGTGGCCATAGCCAATAGTCCATACATCTACTGCATCTTTGTATGCAGTTAGTTCACACCCCTCAAATTTTTTGATAAGTGCCTTTCCCTCTTCGGATATTTTCATTTCATACTCCCCATGTTCCGTCCGATCTAATCTTAGCGACTTTTTTACCGCCGTGATATTCAACAGCCAACTGTTCATCAATAAGAATAGCGCAGATATCCCGACCATCTTCACTGTACGGAATACCCAAGATACGTCCGTATTTACCTTTGCCAAGCGATTTAACTTTGAATTTACCACTACATAACTCCTTTAATCGTTCTTTTGCTTTCAACCCTAAGACCTTTTCTTGTGCTCTTTCTGGATATCTTTTTGTGTTGATGCGACTCTCCGGGGTATCGATCCCGGCAAGTCGTATTCTTTGTTTGTGCAATCTGACTGAAAATCCTAGGTCCAGCACACAATCCAAGGTGTCCCCATCTATTATTCTGTCTAGGGTTGCGTTATATACAAAAGCATCTGGCGCATCACTCATTTGTTTCTCCTTCTTTGGTTGTAACCATTCTATAATAGACTACGACATCTTTGAGCTCAGTGATGTATCGTTTGAGCTCTTGCATGTTGTAGGCCATCACTTCGTAATCCGGCACTGTCATTGCTAAAAATACAAGCTCACCTTCTTGTTCTTCGATGATTTTAAATTGTTCTGTGTAGTTTTCTGGCGTAATCGTCAACCATCTGACTTCCTTGAGATCTATTTCCCTAGGCATTACAGGCTGGACAATCGTTCTGTCTATTGGCTTCGATGTAACCTGTATTTCTTTAGTTGGAATTAGACTGCAACTGCAAGCCATCATCGAGATCATCAACAGTGCTGCTGAGTTTTTCGATGTCTTCCATGATATGTTTTGTGCCATTGTTTATTTTCCTCTGCATTTCTACCGGATCTGCAAGTATTTTAGCTGTCAATTTATAATTCTGAATAAACTGAGTGTATCTGTTGAGCTCTCTCATTGCCGCTTGACTTTTAACTGTCATGTCTTGGAGCTGTTGTGTTTGGAGTTGAAAATCATTCTCCAAGGTTTTGATTGTCTCTTCCTGGATTGCAACAGCTCCCTCCAGGCTTTTATTATTGGCTTGTAAAACAATGTTTTCGTTATATAGCCAATAAGAGAGAGCACCCAATACCAATATAATTCCTATAAGTAACTGTTGCATTATAATCTTTTGATTATGTAGTTAAGGCCGCCAGCGCTTCTGTATTCAATCAATTTATTATCCTCATCTATAAATTTTAAGTGCCTATCTTTTTGAACCATGACTCTTTTCGATATATAAATTCTATCATCGGCATCGCCATACTCTTTGTTCCAGGACACTGTAATTTCATATCTTGGCCTCATTAAGTTTATCAACCAAGTAAAAAACTTTTTAGCAGCTTTTTTTATACTGTCCATATTGGCAGCTCATCCTTTTTACCTTTTACTTTAATCGATTCTAGTGATTTTAATACAAGTTTGCAATTCTTTGCAGTGTTCTCACCAATCAATATATCTACACCTACGTCTTTTGTTGCGCTTTCTAATCTCGCCGCAGTATTAACTGGATCACCGATTGCTGAATAATCAAATCGAGTGTCAGATCCCATGTTACCTATGACAGCATTACCGGATTGACAGCCGACGCCCACTTGGACTGGATTGGATAATGTTTTGTTGAGCTCGTCTATTCCTTTTTGTATGTCTATGGCCGCTTGAACAGCTTTGGTTTCATGTTCATCAAGATCCAAAGGAGCTCCAAAAATAAACATCCCGGCATCCCCAATAAATTTGTCGGTCATTCCTCCTAGTTTTTGCACAGCGTTTACTTGGACTGTCAAAGTTTTATTCATTATTTCGGTTACTTCTTCTGGAGATAATTTTTCACTGAGAGCTGTAAAACCACGAAGATCTGTAAAAAGATAAGTGCAGTATCTTTTTTCTCCGCCCAGCTTCAACAGATCTGGATTTTTTTGGAGCTGCTTAACTTGTCTTGGATCCAAATAATGCTCAAATTGTTTTTTGATCTGTTGTCTCAGTTTATATTGTTTTCTGAAATTTAGATAAAAAGCGACAAAACCTACGATAAAACCAGCAATTAATGTCCAGGTAACATCAATTAAAAGCCCTTTTTGTATGGTTTGGTATCCAAAATAAGCGATTAGAGCGTTTATCAGCCCATAAGATACTAGACCAAGGGTAATGCCAAATACGTTCAATACGATCCAAATACAGCTTACTGAGAGCAAAAACAGTGCTATTTCTGCCAACAAAGCATAGTCTGGGATAATTGGGCTGTCTTGGATTAAAATTGACTCAGAAAGCGCAGCTTGTATTTTATGCGGTTCCAATAGGCCAGCTGGTGTCGCAACCTGTGGCATGATGCCTTTGGCCGTTACACCAACAAAAATAAAACGACCTTTGATGAGCTCAGTCTGTCTAATATCATTTAATGAAAATTGTGGCGTATCAACCCAGCTAATCCATTTTCTTCCCAGGGTGTCTGTTTTGACAGGAGGCAAGCCTTTAACTCGGACCTCTTGGATTCCAGCATCGGAGGTTTTAATTACATAAGTATCGGCACCAGCAAGGACTTTTAAGACTTCTGTTCCGTATGCACTCACCCAGCCATCTGGTGTTCTGAGCAACAATGGCATACGCCTTACCAGCTGATCTACTTCTGTGGGTGCTACCGCAATGCCCTGGTATGCTGCTTCTCTTAATATCGGTATGTTCTGCACCACGCCTTTTGCTTTGAAACCGCCATGGTCTTGGCCCAAAATCACTGTTCCGGTTGTCATTGGGTATTCGCCATTGTCGTTTTCAAATGTAGCCAATACGCTTGGTGCAGCTGCTAGGCTTTTTGCAAACTCTGAGTCACCACCAAATCTGTCATTCTGTGGAAAAGAGATTACCCAGCCAACTCCCAAGGCGCCTTGATCTAATAATTCATTTTGAATTTTTGCCAAGCGGTTTCGTGGAAACGGATAACCGCCTTCTTTTTCTACGTCGTCTTCCGTAATGTTTAGTATCGAGAAATATCCAGAAGGTTTTTGTTCTGGAACCAATGTATCAAATGTTTTGAGTTTTAGTATTTCTAATGGAGTCCATTGTTGGACCAAAGGAGCTCCTAATAAAATGAGCAAAAAACCTAGCTGTATGGCTCTAATCACCTTGATTAATCGTCAATGTTTTATTGCAATTATTGGTGCAGTTATAATTTACTGTGATTGATTTATTGGTTGTTCCCGATTGACTTGCGGTGACATCGTAATCATCTGTGTAGAAATTTAATCTCATGTAATGATCCCCGCTGCCTGTTTGTGTGATTGTGGCATCGTTGTTATCAGCCGAAGTGCTCGCATAAATCTTGGCGTAATGTTCTCCCGTTCCGGATTGATTGATAGAAAAATTGGAGCTGTCGCCAAAAGCACGGATCTCGCCTTCTTTATCATCGCCAGTTTGAGTTATGGAATACACGTTATTATCGCCTTGCATGTAGATTTCTGCATCGTTGTTGTTGCCATTCTGCACAACATCCATATCATTTCCATCATCGTCTGCATCGATATAACCAAAGTTATCATTGCCGTCCTGGTCAATCTTGTATTCATTTCCTGTGTGGTTGGCTACTTGGCTGTAAGCTCTGGCCGTGTTGCTCGTTCCTTCTTGGTCAATATCAATCGTAGCATTGCTGCAATTATGTGTGGTGTAAGTGCCTTGCGATAACCCGCACCAAACTCTTGCAGTATTACTGGTGCCAATTTGATCGATATGTATTAGCGAGGAGCTGCCTTTGGTTCTGATCTCAACATTGTTGTCGCCCGCAACAGCAACAAAAGAAAATATACTAATCAGACTGATTGATAATAATTTCATTTTCTCCGCCTCCATTGGTGGTTATGTTTATCTGCTTACCAGCAGAGAGTATCTGTATATTATATCCACCGGATTTATCTAATTCTAAATCAATGGTGTTTTCTACTTGCCTAACCAAAGTTAAGATTTCGCCTTCGACAAACGTATATACTTGTGCATCTTGGTCAAATCCAGCAATGATTCCTTCTATTCTCACGCCATCAATTTCACTAGCGTCTTGTTCTTTTTTACCTAAATCTTCAATGATTTCAAGTAGATCTTGTAGAAAATCGACGGCCAGTAAATCAATATCAAGCCTGGTAATCTCATCTTGTAGTTCATCTTCCGATAAACCGCTGTCGTCGTCTAGGTCATTTTCCTCCAAAAAATCAGCATCCAAAACATTGCTCGACGAAGTGCTTTGATCTTCAACAGCTCTTTCAACTTCTTCTGGTGGGCTCACGATCAATAAATTATCAATAAAATTGAGCGATAAGTTTGCCAATACGACAGGTTGTGTCGGTGGTCTTTCTGCAACACTGACCATTGTGGCTTGGAATGGTTGATTCAAAACCTCGGTCCCGGCTATGGTTTCGACACTGATTGATCCAGAAGTGGTGCCGTCTGGGTTGGGAAGTAGAATTATAAGCGAGCGGCCGAGCTCATCGACTGTGGTTGTAAAATCAGTGCCTCTGATAAAAATTGAAGCACTCGGTGTCTCTATGGAGATGTTTTCTTTGTCTATTTTTCCCAGGGCGCCAGTAATAAAGCGGGCTGTTCCGCTGGCCATCTTGAGTGCCATTTTGCTTTTAGAAGGGTTAGGATCAAATATGTATTCATCAATAATGATTTTAGAGTGCTCAGTAAGACGAATAACAGAAGAATCGAGAAACGTAATGCCAAGCCTACCATTGCCAGTCCGCACATCATCATAACTAAGAATGTCCAAAGAAGTTCTTGCGAGAAGTTTATCCGTTTGATCTGCTCGTAAAACTTCTCCATTGCCTCTGAGCTCAGATATCTCGCCCACTTGTGCATAAACATTGAAAGCCAGTGACGCTAGGATTAGCAGCCACTTGTGCACTGATCTATGTCTATCGTTGCATTACTGGTGGTGGATGTAATTACCACAACGTCTGAAACACTGCCTGTGCTATTTGTTTGATCGATGTCTATGTTGTTCGTGGATCCGTCGATCTCAGCTGTGATTGAATGGTCAGAGTTTCCTGTTTGTGTCGTATCAATATCATTAGAATCGCCATCAACATCCCAATTATTTATGCAGCCAACCACCTCACATGTTGCATTGAGATCATTTGAGTTTCCAGCAATTACGATGTCTTGATTACCAGCGGTTGCGGTTGCTGCTGCACCTTGGGTAAATGTTACTGTGTTTGAATCACCTGTGGCCGCGTAATCGAAATCAGTGTTCGCTACATCTCCACTCGCACCCAATGCCAATGTGGTTGTATTACTATCACCTGTAGTTGTAGCTGTAAAACTGGTGCTATTACCTTGGGCCACAGAAGCAGCCATGGTATTACTGTCACCCACTTGGTCAATATCCACAGTCATGGATGTTCCTGTAAATGTTGCTCTCGTTTGTGATGTACCCACCTTGTTTGTGTCACCGATCTGATCTATATTCATGGTCAACCCGGTTCCAGACTGAGTGATATAAATATCATTATTGCCAGCGTAAACTGTAGATACAGCAAACAATAAAATTAAACTAAGTATTTTCTTCATAACTAATGTCCCACAATTCTTCGTCAATACCTATTTGAATTAGATTATACACGGATTCTTCGATCGCAGCTTTTGTCGCATATCCCATGGGCTCATTTTCACTATACCCGGTTTCTAGCTCAACGAGCTCCGTGCCCATTTCTATAAAACGAAACACATCTCTGCTCACGCCAGCGCTTAATATTGTTTTTGAAACCATCGTATTTAAAATGACTTCACCTGTTTGCACCAAGACAGCTCTCAAAGAAACAGTTATTTCGTCTTTACGCCACTGGTTATTTGAGCCAATTCCAAGGTATCTGGCCCCGTTTCCTCCGGTACCGATATTTGTATCATACTGTATAATCGCGCCTTCAATTATAATACCAGCAAATAATAGGGGTTTTAAAGTGTTGCCATTTTCACCATCATAACTTTGCCTGGTAGATTTTATGAGTTGACGTTCCCGTGTCAAAGCGTCTAAATTATTACGCTCAACGACTACAAACCAATTCCCTTTGCCCGCGCTTCTCAAGGAATCAATCAAATAATGGTCAGCTCCCTGGGTAACAGCGGTGCTAAATAATGCCATTTTCTGTGAGCTCTTGCGCTGTCCAGTCAAATCTTGAAACTTATATACGGCGACAACTGCTTTTTGATTGGGTGGCGGCAAATTAACCAGTTTTTCATGTGTTGGCCGCACAATTTTTGCTTCTTCAACACATTCTAAAAAACTGCCACAGCCAGTGCTGCCTACAGGTGCAAAGCTCGCACATCCATGCAAAATTGGCAATAAAACTATTAAATACCGCACTCGCCAGTACATACGCCAAATATCCCCACTGGAATTATTATTTCTGTGATATTTCCATCTGAATCAATCACTGTCAATGTTATGTTGATACCATCGTTCACAAAACTTATGGTATTGCCTTCGAGATCTATGGTCCCACCAGTGCCACCGCTTTCTGAGTTAAATAACGATTCTGCAATGTCTCTGGAGAGCTGCGAGTAAATTCTGGATTCTAGGTTTCGTAAAAATTTTGCAAGCGTTGTGTTCTCGGCTTCACGCTCTGCTTCTTTTAAAGCATCTTCTACTTCTTGTGCAATTTCGTCACGCCTGGTCTTTTCTTGCTCATCGATCGTTAAATAATGTGAGGAGCTCCCAATACCAGAAAAACTTGGGCTTTTGAATTGATGTACGATCTCATCCGATATAACATTCGGTGATAAAAAGATAGCTACATATAACCAATAGTTATTCCTTTTTTTCATTTTTCTCTTGCTCTCTAAGACGCACCACTGTATCGACTTTCTCTTTCAATCGTATCATATCCTGGTCTAGCAGTCGAAGCTGGTCGGTGAGCCTTATGATTGTGACTCGCATCTCTTCCACAGCTGGATCAATGATTCTAGTGATTGTCTGCCAAACAAAGAAAACAAAATAGCCTAGACCTATGGCCATGACTGTAGGAAAACCAAACTTCTGAACGAGCTCCACAATATCCATTAATCTCTCCTGGCATCGATCTTTCCATCTTCTACAAAGTTTTCAGCTCTGGCAATTCGGTCCAAATCTGGAGGCATGTTCAAAGCACTTGACACGATTGTATCAATCCGAATGATATCGTTGTTCATTATGGACGCCCGGGTAATGAGCATTTTCGTGATTCCTTGTATTGTTTTTATATCGTCGACTAGGCCGCCCATGAGCTGTCGCATAATTAGAAATATAAAGTAGCCCATGATGAGGCCACTTGCGATGGGTAAACCGAGATCGCTAATCAAGCCAATGGCTTGTTCCATTACTTATCTTCGCCTTTGAATCCTTTGCTTTGTCCGGATTTACCCGAGTAGACTCCAAATACGACGCCCATTGCCCCAACCACGACACTAACCAGAGCAGACTGTTCTAAATTTGGATCGGTTAAATTCATAAACCAAATAACAGATTCATACATGAGATAAATGTAAACGACTACAAATATTCTGGGAAAAATTCTCCAAGCATCAATCGCCCTGGCTAGATGTATGACTTTTTGCCAAGGATTAACATTTGATTCATCTTCGAGCTCTCTTATTTTGTCTTTTAATTCAGATATCTCTCGCATCATATCCATAAATTTCGAAAGGTCGATCTCGACCTCATTCCGGTCCATGTCTCCTTGGAATTGTCCTGGATGTTGATTCATAACATTGCAGCCAATCCTACTACTGCGACAATAAATGGGTAAACGGCCCAAATCATGCTTTCTAACTTATCAAATCTTTTGGATCCGTCTTCAAGCCGCCTTTCAATGTTTTGATAGCGTAGTGTGCACTCTCTTTCGTGTGCTGCAATCCTTGTCATTGCTTTCTCGAGATCAGCCATTATTTGTTCTTTTTTTTAACGGCGACTGTTTTGTAGGCCTCATTGACATCATCGGTCGATTTATCATCGCCCACATAAGTCCCGTCTTCATTTCTGGCCCGAACCTTTTTTGATTCATAGCCTAAGAATTTAATTTTGAACCAATCTGATAATCCGTAAGCCATTACTTTTCTCCTGGTTTCATTTTGGCGCGGCCGATATTGAGCGCACATAAATCTATTAATTTATATAGCTTGCCAATCCAAACGTCGTCTTTCGGTGTTTTAGTAACCGCAGCTATGATGCTGCTCACACTAATGATTGCCATTATTAATGCCATCATATTTGCAAAAGTTTGCATTATTCTTCTCCTTCATTTTCATCATCGAGGACCATACTGGTTGTCTCGAGATCTTCATTTTCAGTGTCTTCTAAATTTTTTATTTTTTCAACGACACTTTCTCTTATTGTGCCTATCGATTTGAGCTCGCTTCCATCCCATGCACCTCTTTTTGTGGCAATATCAATGAGCTGTAATATGTTTAAAAATAAATTTTTTTCTTCCATTTTTCACTACCTTTTTGAATTTAAGTTAAATCTTTAGTTACGCTACTGGGTGATATTTGTTGAGAAATTTTTTGGTCTAACGAAGTTTTCAATTCAGCCACTTTATCTGCGCCCATCGCAGTTTCAACCCATCCTTGAACATCACTTGTTTTTAAGCTAGACCAATTAATAAAACTAGATAAATCCGAAGTATCTAATATTTGTGTACTACATATAGTTTCTGAAATGTTTACACCATCACCATCTGTATTGGAACCATCTACACCTTTTAATTTCCAATGAACATTATGGACTACGTTTGATTTTCCGCTTTTCGTAGGGTACACATCACATCTGGAAACATCCCATGTATATGAAATTGCCATTCTAGTTTCCTCCTTCTAATGCTGATATTTTTGTTTCAGCAACTTCTAGTCTTTCAATTAATTGCTGTATGACCGAAATATACATTGCATCCTTTTGGACAAATTCAGATGTTTTTGAGATGCCTTTTACATCGCCATCTAGTTTAGTAATCTGATCGAGCAGAAGTGTGTCTTTTCTGTCTGCATCGGTTTCGACTTCTTCAATAAATCTTGGATCGATTGCTTCTTGTTCTTGAGCAATGAATCCGATTTGCTGTGTTTTTCCGCCATGTTCTTCTGGGTTTATCCAATCAAAAGTTTTAGGAGAATACGCTTTAAACTTTTCAATGTCGTATGAAAAATCTTCAATGTTTTCTTTCAATCTTCCATCAGACGGACTATACGAGCCTTGAATGGTTAGATTACCAGAGCTGTCGAGTGTCATGTTCTCTGTGCCACCTGTTATCCAATACATCGTGTTTCCATCGTGATTGTAATAAAACTGACCAGAACCAGTGCCCGCTCCCGCACCATCTGCGAAATTGATTCTATTTTGTGAACCGCCATTTCGAGTGTGCATAGAGATTATTGCATCTCTCGCGCTGGAGTCTTCGGTGCAATGTATTAAAAGTTTGCAAGTTCCCTCTTTTGATATGGCTGCTCTTTCTCCGTCAACGGCTGCTGTAGCACCGACAAAGAATACTCCATCTCCAACAACCGCGGTTACACCTGTAGATGAGCCAGCTCCCATATCTATCCTATTTCCATTGTGGGCATAATTTATAAAGCCCGAAACAGTGCCTTCATCTTTGAATCTAATAAGTGCATTTCTATTGGCGGCACCTGTATCAAATACTAGTGTTGGATCGCCACCGCTTGCAGAATCTATAAGTAATGTTGGATCTGCAATATTTGACATTCCTACTCTAAGTGTTCCACTTTGACTGAACTCATAAAGAGCAGTTCCAGCGTTATTGCGATATGAAAGAGCATTAGTCCTTGAATCATCGCTGTGTAATTCCCACAGTCTGCTTCCGTTTTGATAAATTTCAAAACCTGTGTCATATCCGTCAGCAGTATTATCTATACGAATAAAGGCAGAAGCTCCGCCGCCTTTTACATGAAGGTCTTTAGACGGGGCATTGGTCCCCACGCCCAAACGATCTTCTCCACCATCAACAAAAAGCATATTGGCATTGCCGTTGCTTTCAACACGGAAATCTAAATCTACTGAATCTTCGTTTATAACTGTTTCTGTGCTGTTAGCAAGAACCCTAGAATTTTGCGCTCCAGCTAAAATGGTGTAAAGCTCGAAACGACCATCTTCTGTGCCATCGGAAGCATCGACAATCCTCGAAGCCAATCCAGCATAAATTACATCTTGAGAGTTATCGTTTCTGCCTTCAAACTGTATTTCACCTATGTAATCGTTATCTGCTGGTGAACTTGAGTTTCTATACATTCTAATGTTTGGACCAACTGCTGCATCTGCATCCGTTGAAACAAGAGAAAGCTGATCGGTATTATCGCTTGTCGTAATGGTTAATCCGCCATCTGGGATCGCTACATCTTTGTTCTCATCGACAGAAATAATTGGTGTAGTGCCTACTGTTGAACCTAGGCCAATAAGTAAATCATCGGCTGAATCATCTAGGGCAATGTAAAAATCTTGTGCATTTCCGTCAAAAACTATTGCGGTGTCAACTGCTGCGCCATCTCCTAGGGTTACAGTATCATCGGTGATTGTCAGTATATTGTTGGTTCCGACTGTAGAACCTTCACCAATCACTAATTTATCGGCTGAATCGTCTAAGCCAACATAAAAATCTTTTGCATTTCCGTCATATACAAGTTTTGTGTCTTCTGCTGTTCCATCACCAAGCGTTATGGTTGTTCCGGAAACAGTTAAAGAATCAGCGACGTTGAGATCTGTAAATGCCTCAACCATAGCCCCGCCCGCGCCAGCTCCGTCTGAGTAAATTGTTTTTACATGACTATTGGGTATTGTAACAGTAGCCCCGGTGCCTTGTTTAATAATAATGTCGTATGGCCCAGAAGATCCGCTGTCTGTTGTGGCGTTTTCAATAAACCATAGCTTTGAAACTGTGTTTGGGCTTATGGTAATTGTGCAAGTCGAATCCAATGCCCCGGTGTACTTCAAATACATCGATCTGCCTGGATCAGTCGCTCCGTCCGCAATCACAGTAGCGTGTGTATCGGCATTGCTGGTGATGGCCTCAGTCCCAAAACTAAAGGCTTCTGAAATCAACTCCAGATTTGTATTAGTGGTATCGCCCCAGGTTCCACTCTGCTCACCCGTTGTTATCTCTTCTAGTCTTAAATCATTTGTATATGCACTTGCCATGTATTATGCCCTCTTTTTTTATACGGAGTCTCTACCCGCATCTATATTAGTATAGTTTGGAGTTTGAGTTGTTGCAATGTCTGAGTAACTAGGAGTTTGTGAAGTGCTGACATCCGAATAGTTTGGAGTTTGGTCAGTATCAATCAATCCATACACTAAAATAAATCCTGGGCTCACTGTCACGCTTACTCCGGTAAGGCTTACAATGGCTCCGGCTTGTATTGATACAGAGCCAATCGAGCTGGACATTGATTGGCCATCCAGGGTAAATATCTCATTGTGGAAGACAGTAACCGATCCAATGGCCGAAGTTATGGCCACGCCTGTTGGTGTGACGTTGGCTTTGGCGCTGACTGTTGGAGCTCCCAAAGCAGAAGTAATCGCTTGGCCGCTGACACTGACAACCGCTCCAGCAACGACGCTTGGAGAGCCTAAAGCAGAAGTGGCAGCAATGCCTGTTGGTGTGACGTTGGCTTCTGCGTCAACACTCGGAGATCCGAGCGCAGAAGTAATTGCTATCCCGGTTGGGCTGACATTGGCCTCTGCATCGACACTTGGAGTTCCAAGTGCGGATGTAATCGCTATCCCGGTTGGTGTGACATTAGCCTCTGCATCGACTGTTACGCTGCCAAGAGCAGAGGTAATTGCAATACCAGTAAGATCTACAGATACGTTGACAACAGCGGGTTGTCCCCAAGGACCAGAACCCCAAGTAGATCGTCCCCAACCAGCCATTAGAGATTATCGCGTACTTCAACCAATAAGGTTTTGATCTTGGTAAGCTCCGCTTCGACTGTATCGGTTATGAATTTGTAATCCAAAAGATAGTCAATCTTAGCAATGGCCTCAATTATTTTTTGTTTATTAGTCATTGTGTTATTCTACCTCAAAAATATTTATGTTTTTAGGATTGTAATTATTTATAAACTTTTGTAAACTTGAATCTATGGAAGAATTTAATACATTATATTTTACTTGGGAAGAAGGGCCAGCAGTATTAGAGCCTGTTGAAAATGGCGATATTGGGTTCTTCATTACGCCTGGCGAATCTAATTGGATGCTTGCTACACCAAGGCAAGTTGCAGACTTTTTTATTGACGGCTCAGAGATGTCCAAAACAAATTTTGAAAATAAATTTGGCGGCATAGGCGAAGGCTTGCCAGAGCTCCCAGCTGTAACATAACCACCACTAGCAAACTTTTTGATGTCTTGATCGTAAAATCTTGGATCTATTTCTTTTTTTGCTTGCCCAAAAATACTTTGCATTTCCTCAACCAATATTTTTCCTTTTGTTCGAGCTTCTCTGTTGAGTTTTGCAAGGTCATCAACATTATCCGGCAAACCTTTTGGAAAAACAGATCTAAACTCCTCATAGGCTAAGTGTGTCTTGTTTACCGCTTTCCACATTGGTTCAGTTATGACACCAATCTCTGCCACTAGGGTTTCACCATCAGAGCCAGTAAACTGAATGTTTAATTTACGATCTACAAAACCTTCTGGCTTTATTTTTCTGCCTTTATCAAAAACTTTATAATTTTTCTTCATCAAATTTACAAAGGCTTCTTCTTCGGCTGGTGTTTTGATAACAACTCTTGTTCTAAGTGAATCGGTTATTTTTGATATATCGCCTTTGTATTTGGTGTCGGTTTTTTCTACAATTCTAGGAACTTGTTTTATTGTTCCAAGTGGCTCTCCATGTTTGCCCATTTTTCCAATAGATTCTGGTATTGTTGTTTTTAAATCTAACTGTCTTGCTAGATTGTCAATTTGTTGATTAAACTCCGGGGCCAGTTTTACCGCAACACTTCGCATCTTGTGTGCTTTTCCTATGGTAGAGTGTTTTTTATCAAATAATTCACGTTGAACAAATGTCAAATTTTCTCTGCTTGATGTTTCGCCTAAACCGCCAATTCCTTTCCTAACTGCTGGCATCAATGCTCGTTTGAGCGGTTCTTTGCCGAATCTTGTCAGCTCACCTACAACGGGTATGGCTGCAAGACCGGATAATCCAGCAATCCCAAGTTTCATCGCGGCGGATCCGAGCTCACCCTGGCTAAAGTCACGATAAGCATCACGGCCGTATTTGCCAGCTGCGGCTATGTCCATGGCTACGCCTGGAGGAGTGAAGCCAGCTGCAATCTGGGCCAGTAGCGGTACATTTTGTTCGTAACCTTCAACAGCTTTATCAAGGAAATCTCTCTGTGCCGCACCGCCATCTTGAAAAATGTCGATATCTCGATACATACCAAGATTATAACTGAAACTCTAAATATTTCTAATTTGAATAATCTCCGTAGCCAATATCATATTTTTCATCTTCCATATCAAGCAAGCCCTGGAATTTTCTCTTCAAGATTCTGTGAACCTTGTGATAAGGGAAATCTTCGTAGCCCGGGTGTGAGCTCTGAATCTGTCTGGCAATCTTTCTGGCCCCTAAACCTTTGGCTCTGAGCGCATAGATGTGTTTCAGCACTTCCTGTTCTTCCGGGATTGGGACCAGCTTGGTTCTGCGTCTGCTGCCAGAGCCATCGTATTCTTTACGATAACCAAATGGTGTGTGGCCGCCAATCGAGTAGC